TTCTCTGTTGATTTCCGCAAGGATCTCAGTAGAAAGGATATTAGCAAGTTCTGCCTCTGCGTTCAATCCGTGGATTGCCTTAAGGTCTTGAGCAAGCTCTAGTGAGTACTCAGCTTTCAACGCACGAGACTTTGCAGTCACGGTGACCTTCTCGATTGAGAATGCCATCTGGTTGAAGTGATTTCCAGCACCGTTACCAAGGTTCTCTGAATCACCAGTAACCATACCTTGACCAACACTGTAATCAGTATTAGTTGCAGATGATGTTGGGTTAAGAACAGCAGGGTTAGTACCAGACTGTGAAGTAGTACCAATACCAGTTGCAGCTTCTGAGAAGCCGTTCTCTAGACTGTTACCACTGTTTTCTCCAGAGAACTGTGTCTCTGCTTCGTTGTAGAATGCTTCTACTCCATCAGCACCCATGTGCTTGTACTTGGAGCGCATTGCAAAGATAAGTCCAGTTGGACCTGTCATTGGTTGAACACCAGCAAGGTCGTATGCGACCAAGTTTGGCATTGATCTTCTAATCAAAGAGATTAGAACAGGGTCGAAACCAGCCTGTGGAGCAGATGCTGTTCCACCAAATCCACCTGAAGCGCCTGCAGCGTTTGCGTGGTTTGTTGGGGTTTCTGTAAGAGTCATGCCACCTTCTGAGAAGGCTTGCTCATCTCTTAAAAATCTTTCTTGGTTTTCTAACAGGACAGCAGTTACACTACGTCTATGAGGATCTGAAATTTTTTCGATTCCATCATAGTCTAGTAGAGGAGCCCACTTTTCCTGCAATGATTCTGATTGGAACATTGCTTTAAAAATAAGTGTTTAGTTTGTAATTGTTAAAATCAACTTTTTGCTACTGCAGATAGTGTCTTAAGATAGTTTGCCATTGAACCAGAGTGACTTACTGGTGCAGAGTCAACTCCCTCAGAGAGACTTTCTGTTTTAGCTTTTGCTGAAGATATACCATTAGGGAAATAAGATTCCTTTAGCATCTCCAGTTTTTCACGATATTGGTCTTCACTTTCAAACTCTACACTTTCGGAAAGTGAGGAGAGCTTCTCTTTCTGCGTAGTCGCTAGACCGTCAGAAACAGATTCGAGAATACCATCAGCAACAGACTCAGCAAGTCTCTTATTTAAACCGATGTTTTTCTCAATTTGCTCATTGAGCTTGGTTTCCATGTCATCAAGTTTATCTACCATAGTCTCAAGGACATCATATTTATCGTCAGGAATGTGTACATAATGTTCTTCAAAAAGACCCTTCATTCCACTAAGGAATGATTCGGTCAATTCTGTTTTGAGTCCGTGTTCGACAGCTAATTCGTTTTCTGTCATCCATTCTTCGGACACATACTCTAGATAAGAGTCAACTCTTTGTCCGAGTTCCTCTTTGGCTTCAGCAACTTGCTCGGCAAGTTTAGCTTCGTGCTCAGCCTCGATTGCTTCTTTAACTTCAGCAATCTTAGACTTAAGAGCAGCCTCAAAAATAGTTTTTGCTTTTTCCTTGAACTCTTCTGATAGTTCTTCACCACCTAAAAGAGCATTGACATCTTCTTCGACATCAACTTCTTCTTCTGTAGTTACTTCTTGTTCTGCCACTACTTCTTCGGTAGAAACTTCTTCTTCCTCAATTGTATTTTCTTGAGAAATTTCTTCTTCTTCCTTAACCCCTTTTTGCATTGGCATAGCAGGTTTTGCACCTTTGTTAACTACATCCTTGACCTGTTTAAGGGTCGAACCAGGTGTCTTTAACTTGGCAGAGTCGTCTGTAGGACTATAGTTCTCAGGTGTAGGACCACCTAAATCTTCTACATTTGGTGGTATTCCACCTGTAGTAAGCTTTGGCATAGGTTCCGCAGGTTTTGCGTTTGCGTTCACAGCAGTTTTGGATTGCTCCATTTCTTGTAAATCTCCACGAGACATTTTGGTATCCTCTCCGATTCTATCTGTATTAAAGATCTGTATTTATTTAGATAAATTATATATTTGATAAGAAATCGTTAAATAACGAGAGTTTATTCTCGTCTAACTTTTTCTGATCAACCAATGTATTGATTGTTTTGTATGTCTTTGCAGCATACTTCTCACGAAGAATACCACCATCCCAAACCCAATCTTTACCTTCCATAATTCCTGAGACAAATGCATCAGGAGCAGAAGGATCAGCAACGATATCAGCAGCAGTTGCTAACATGAAATCTTCACCGACTATGTTAACACCCTCTCTTGTCATTTTTAAAGAACCCATTCCTCTAGAAGAGACTCCTAATTTGACACCTTCACTGAGTAAATTCTCAGCAATTTTTCCCATAGGGGTGTGTAAAATCTTAGCTTTACCTATAAAGTTAGAACCATTCTCCTTAAGAGAAACGATTTTATGGGAAACACGATCCAAGTTAACAGTCGGACCTTCTGGATGACCCAGTTCACCCAATGCTCTACCAGCATTAACGTGATTTTCACTGTACCTGTGAACTTCTCTGCGAAGAGTTTCCATAGGATACATTCTTCCATTACGGTTTTTTATATCCCCCTGTAGAAATACCCCTTCAATAAAAAGAGATTTCTTACCGTTGCGGTTTTCAACGATAAATTCTACATTTTCTATTTCTTCTCTAATTAGTTTCATTAGGCTTCCCCAGTGATTTGAATCTGTTGAATATAAACGTTACCAGTACCAGAATCGGTTCTAGCAGCAACTTTAAAAGATGATCTTATAGTACATGTACCAAGAGAACAATCTAATGTTCCAGAAACAGCAGAAGTATCTTTTTCAACAACTACTTTCGTTGGAATATAGTTATACATTGAACCATCACCAGTTACACTATTTACTCTTTGGTGAGTAAAGTTGAAGTCTGAATTTATATTGTTAGTAAAAGTAACATAATCACCTGCAACAAATGGACAAGTAGTACCTTCAGGGAAAGTTAATGTAGTGGTAGAACCTTTATCCAAGGCCACAATCGAAGCAGAACTATTGCTAAAAGCCAGTGTTGATGCACTATCTTTTGGGATAGCATAGTTTGCTGTTGTTGCAGTTGGTTCAGTACCAATAGCAACAAAAGTATTCTGTCCTGTAGCAACTATTCTTAATGCAGATGATTTTCCTGCAATAGCTGCCGTTTTTGCTGATGTTACTGACGTTGCTAAAGCAATACCATCTTCAACTGGTCTATGAGTCATTATTCTGAGCAGTTCATTTTATTTATTTATTAAACTTCTTCATCGTCAGTCTCTTCATCCTCAACTTCTACTTCAGCAGAAGCTTCTATTTCCTCTGGTTCCTCAGTTTCCTGATCACCAAAGAGAGAATTTGATACCATACTCTTATAGTTGTCCACCTTTTCAGCTGATTTAGCATACAATAAATCTTTGATTTTGTCGCTAATCTGAGAAGGACTACTATCATCCACCATCATATCCATTAATTCATCCATAGTTTAGAAAGTTTAATCGTTAGTATTTATACACATTTAGTGTGGGAGGGTTAAATTTCCCCTCCTTTTGGCATTTCTGCCACCTTACTCATCTTTGTTTCTGCTGCTTTTAGGTCTGGTTCCATAGGAACTCCACCCCCATTTGCAAATGGTGCGCCTGTATTTGGATCAATTTGTTGACCCATTGCTTCAGGATCTACCATCATACTTGGATCAGGAATGATACCATCATCAATTTCCTGTTGGATAATATCATCCTGTTCAACTATTTCTTCATCTGTTTGTCTTAGAACCTTACGTCTAACATAATCTTGTGAGAAATATTTGCCAACATATGGTTCTGCAGCTGCAACCATAGTGAGTCTTTCATTGAATAATTCAGACTCTTTAAGTTCTGCAAAGTGATTATCATATAAGAAGTCATATTGTATATGCTCACTCATCAATTCCCAGTCTTCAGGAGTGACAATATTCTTCAATAATAGTTGAGTTCTGAGCATATCATTGAACAAATTAGAGAATCTCTTTCTCAAACGTCCAACAAACTTACTAAATTTAACCTCATCTCTTAAGATTTCTGATGATCTACCAAGATTAAATCCACTTTCATTAGATGGTGCTCTAGTAACAGGTACATTTAATGACCTATAAAGCTTGTCTTGGAAGTATTTGATATCAGTAATTTCACCAAGGTTTTGTCCACCAGGTAAAGTTGTGATCTCAGTTCCTCTTCCACCTTCTCTACGTGGCAACCAGAAATCTTCAAGCATACTCATATATTTCTTATCATCTCTGATCTCACCAGTGCCAGCATCATATACTAACTTGTTACGATACCTATTCATTACATCACGAAGGTATTGTTCTGCCTTAACTTTAGGTAGATTACCAACATCAATGTAGAATATTCTACGTTCTGGTGCTCTTGATAGTCTATAAATTACAAGACTATCCTCAATCATACGAAGTTGATTGACGGCTTTAATTGCTTTGTGTAGATATGATAAAGTTGATCCCTTATTTCTATCAACTAATCCAGATGTGCAGTATGCAACTGAATCTCTGGTCATTCTTATTCCTTTATTACCCATTCCAGCAGCAGATGGGTTTCCACTAGGCCATACTGCCTTTGGATTATATTCAAAATACTCTTCAATCTCTGGAAATTCATATTCCATAGGATTGTCTTGTTGACTATTTGCCAACCTATTCTGCTCATTTTTATTTCTTTTCTTCTGTCTTATAAACCTCATCTTCATAGAGTCAATATATCTCAACTCTTGAATTCCCTCATGAGGTCTTTTGACATCAATTACCTTATGATAATATAGTCTTCCGTCTATATACCAGTTTCTATAAATCTCGTGCGCCTTAGAATCAAAGTCTAATAGATCAATAATCTGTTTAAATTCTTCTCTAAGTTTCTTTTTTATTCCATCACTTGCGTTTAGATTATCTAAATCAATTGTGACTGGAGCATCATTTGTATCCGAAACTATTGCTTCATTTACTATATCTTCTATTGCACTATCCACTTCTGGATGCAGTGCCATCTCTCTATATCTCTTAATTAAGTCAAACTCAGTACGATATATACCTTCTAAGTCTACATAAGAACCAAAGAAACCACTAGTCAAATAGTGGTCAGACTGATCCTCCTTATTGGGAGGAACAGGTGAGACCGCCGTAGGGGCTAGTGGTTCCTTTTCATCAATAGAAAAGCCAAATAACTTTGCCATTATTAAAATTTAACTCTTAGTATACCTATTTATCAAGCTCCAGAACCTGCTGCTTCTGGGTAGTAGTATTGAACTTGGAACTCAACGGTAAACTCTTCAAGAGCATCAGTGTTATCGTATGAAAGATCTATTGAAGAAATAGTAGTTGGGAAAATATCCACGAACTTATATTGAGCAAGAATGCTTGATGCATCAGCGGGAGATCCAGATGCTTGAGCACCTGCAGCACTTCTACCAAGTTGATAAACAGTTGCTTGACCCATGTAATCACTAGGATTAACTAGACCAGATGCATCACCATACTGAGCAATGTTTTGAGCCCATGCTTCAAAATTTCTTCTATGATCAAAGTTCTCATCGTTTATTACCGTCACTGTCCATGTTTCAAAAGTTCTGTCTCCAGCAACTTTCAAAATACGTCCTCTAAATGGAACATCGATTGATGCTACATTAGATGCTGGTAAAGCAGCTGCCTTACACATGAATCTGAAATTATCTCCATCAAATTCTGTTGGACCACCATCACCTTGAATGCCTAGACTCACTCCAGCGGGGAAGTTTACTTGCACTTCAAACAGATTCGGCCTTGCACCACCACCAGTAAGTTTAGACTTAAACTGGGATATGGTTCTTGTTGGGATTTCAGCCATTTTTTTTAGTTCCTCCTTTTGTTATTTAGATATGATTAAATTAAACTCGACCAGCAACTTCCTCGAAGCTTACCCCAGTTCTGGTAGCAACGAAGGTTAGTGTTACGTAGTTAATCGACTTGGCAGGCTTCAAGAAGATGTCTGCTCTAAATTCATTATTATCAATCACATCAGGAGTGTTATTAGTTTCATCACAAATGACGAGGAATCCATAAAGACCTCGTTTTGCTTCAATATCTCTTAGATATGGTTCGACAATGTTGATGAAGTTTGCTCTTGTGACCTGATCATTAAGTTCAAAGAGTTGTGCTTGTGCAGCTCTTTCTAGTGATTGCTCAATTGTTAGGAACAATCTGCGAACATTAATGCGATCAAATGCAGATGCATATGCAAGAGATGTTTTGTCACCAAACAAGAGAATTCCAGATCCTGGTTGATTAACAATAGAGTTAATTCTTAGAGGATAAAGTTGATCTCTTTGTGCTTTGGATGGGTTGTATGCAAGTTTAACTGCATTATTCAATGTTCCCCTTTGCTGTCCAGCAGGTGAGAACCAAGGATAAGCTTCAATACTTGTCCTTACCATAAGTCCAGCAATGTCAGCATTCGTTGGAATGTAACGGAACTTATTGTTGAATCTATCATATGTGTACTTGTAACCACTATCAAATACACCATAAGATGTAGATTTGAGTGATGAGAAGAACTCAATGATATTATCTGTCTGCGTGTCGGTATTAGTTACACCAACAACACCTGTTCTATCAGGTGAAATGACTGCCATACAGTCTTTTCTTGCAGCAGCAATTGAAAGCAAGATGTTTGCTTTTGCTTGAGATGAGTTTACATTATCTAAACTAGGACCATTGATTAGATAGTCAACTGCAATCTCATCCTTATTACTAAAGAGTTTGTATGCAGTTATCAAATCTCCAAGTGTTGCTTGCATTCCACCAGTAGCAGAATAATCAACACCAGCTGAAAGTGTATATGTGCTATTTCCTATAACGTTGAATGTTATTCCCTGTGCGTTTTTATTCCAACCACCAGAAGCAGTTGTAATCGCAGTAAATCCTGAACTAAATCCAGAAGCAGCTACATCTCCATCAGAACCATCTGAAGGATCATCACCTGCATAGACATATTCTGAGTAATCTGCAAGATAGTCTTTCCAGAATGTCTTCTGTGGTGGATTGACTGCAGAAACTGCATCTTTTGCCTTAGATAGGTTTACAAACTTCTCAAGAAGATTACCCTGTATACCTGTTACTGCACCAGTATCATCTATAACAGCAACATGAATACCATCATTCTTTGATTGTCTGTCTACAGCAAACTGAGAAGTTGTTGGTTTTGGTGCAATCGACTTCCAGTAAACAGTAGAGTTAGTTAATCCTAGAGTCTGTGAATCATACCAGTCAGTTGCGGAGTATGATTGAGCACTCAATGTTTGAGTTGCTTGTACTGCTCCTGCACTGTTAATAAACTTAACTTGGTTGCCTGGACGGAATGAAGATGCTTGATCTCTTTCTGCATATGTAATCGCAGTAGAAACACCAGCAGTTGTAACTCTTTCTGTAACTTTAACGGTAACTGAAGTTCCAGCAACACCAGTAACAATACCCTTAAGATATCCACTGAAGCTTTCTGTTGTTCCTTCACCAACGATTGTCTGGTTGGTTAGTGCAACTGTAGCACCTTGACCAACAGCAATACCAGATCCAGATGTAACTAGAAGTGTTTGATCTGCAAAGTCATCAATAACACAAATCTTAAGTGTATTTGACCAAGAACCAGGAGTCTTAGCAGCTAAACCAAATGTTTGACCTACACCTGCATAGTTTAGTGTATAGTCATCATAGTTTTTAATCTTGAGTGATGTATCAGTAGCACCATCTCTTCTTGCGTTTGCATTGTTAAGAGTAGAACCATCTGCTCTAACAACTTTTAAAACACCACCGTAAGAAAGGAATGATGCAGCACTCATCCAATACTCGTATTGAGCATCAGTGGAAATTGGTTTTCCGAATGTGTTTATTAAGTCCGTTTCTGTTGTGATATCAATTGCTTCTTCTACTGGTCCTATTGCAAATGGACCTGCAATCGCACCGATATTGTCTAGCACATTGTCAGCTCTTCCGACAGTTAAGTCAACCTCCCTGACCAACACACCAGGAGACAATTGTGGAGTCGCCATGTTTTTCCCCGAATCTCAGTTTATCTGAAAATATTTATTCAAAAGGGTATTTTCAGTGGGGAAACAACGCATGAACTACCAATCAGGATACATCCATTCATTACTACTCTTTCTAGATTTTACCACTCTTTGTATAGTACACACCTTACACTCATATGAATAAGAAGAAGGAAGTGCTCCTCTATCTTTACGAATTAAATAAAAACCATCTAGTAGATTCTTAGTCTCACCACAAACTCTACATTTTCTTTCTGATAATAATAAATGCCCAAGCTTTATCTGCTTATCTAATTCCACTATCTGTAATCCCACATATACGATCTATCACCATACTCATCTGTTTTCCATATATCACCATCATCATCAATAGTTATTTCTTCACCCAAACCATCATCCATAAAACCAAACGGAGCCATATCCTGTTCAATTTGATTTTTCTGCTCTTCATATAATCTCTTTCTTACATCTTGATCTGTAAGTTCTTTAAAGTAATCCTGTGCAACTAACCATGCATATATGACAAGACACATTGCCAAGTCATCATTACATCCTTCTTCTGCCTCGAATGAATTACTCTTTTGTATAAATGTAGTCAACTCTGAAATAGTATCATAATCATTTACCAATAACTTATTCTCTTCTATCATCGTCTTCAAGTTTAAACATCCAACCTTTTTAACTGTCTTGGACATCTTGACACCCATCTGTGTCTTCTTACCAGAGAATCCTTGTCCTACTATTTGACCTGCCCTACCACGCATTGATGCCATGAGTAAATTTTCATACTCCAAATCAAAATGCAGAATAGATGCTACCTGATCTCCTACATCATTCACCTCACATAAAATAAATGCATTGTTATAACTCTTTGCCACCTCCCAGATAACATTTGGGAATAGCATGGGTTTTATTTCATTATTTCTATACTTAGCAACCATCTTATGTGGGAAGGTTGTAATATCCATTACAGTGAAAGCTGAATAATCATTACCAACACCACGAGCAACGTCAACTGTCATTAGATAATCATGATCTTTTTCTGGATCTGCATAAACATCTAATCCAGCACTTTTTGTTTTTGGTGCATCATATACTAACGTTCTTAATTTACTAGGAGCAATAAGAGTATCTACAGATCCTAAGAACTCACATTCAAACTCAACCTTAAACTGCTGTTCTGATGTGTTCTTGATTGTTTGCTCTTTCCATACCTCATCTCTACCTGGCACTTCTGACCAGTGAACATCAGTTGGTATATAATCATTCGCACCTTTCTCAGCATCATGCCACATACGGTAGAAATGATTCATACCGTGTGGTGTAGAAACTATTATTACTTTTGTGCTTTTACCAGAAGTAATAGTAGGGTAAACACTAGCAAAGAATAGGATATTGAAAGACATACCCCTAACAGCACTAGCGGAAGTAGACGCAGCCAAGATTTTACTACCATTTTCTAACTCCAAAGATCCTTTGTTCCATGATAAGACACCTTGTTGCATCCACTTAGGAACATTCTCATATGCCGTTTGTAAACGACCTAATAGTTCTCTAGCAGTAGATGCTTTGTTTGCAAGAATACCAATGTTAACACTATCATTGAATAGCAGATAATGCAAGAGGTATGATATAACAGTTGTAGACTTACCTGTCTGACGAGGCATCTTACAAATATTAAATCTATTCTCGTGGAAATTGCTAATTAGTTTCTCTTGAAAGTCATAAGGAGTGAATGGCATCAAACCTTTATCCAGAGTAACAATCTGAACATAAGTATTTGCAAAGTAAAGAGGATCATCCTTACACTTAAGAAATTCTCTAATCTGTTCTTCAGTAAATTCTACTGCAGTATTAGCTTTCTTAAGATTGGGATTACCCAGATAAATGTCATCAACTTTCATAATAACTCCTTACATCATTTCGTAGTGTCCAAATTTTTTATCGTGTTCTATAGTTTTTCTTTGCAGTTCTAGTATTTTTTCTAAATTCTCAATTTTCTTTTCTAGTTTTTTATTTTTATTTTCCTCCGACATGGAGGAGTGGTTCTCCTGGTTCATAGTCTGAAACTTGGTAATACCAGAGTCTTGCTCCTGGATAAACTTTCTGCAGTTGATCCTGAACTTCTCTGCGTGATGGTTTTCTAACTTGAGGGAAGAATAATTTAATGGTGTAGTTTCTTCCTCTCCAAGCAAGATTGACTAGAATAATCCTTCCCAATTTTGTGGGAATTCTAGTTTTGGATTCGTTAATATTTTCCGAACACTCATCACCAGAGGGATTGCGAAAATCTTTAAAATCAATCATTTATCTCAAATGTGAGTATTCCTATTATATATTTATCATTTTATAGCCGTAAAGACTACTTTAAAGGTTGTTGAACTGTTTGATGCTGGATATCCTAAAAGTCTTAAATTGCCAGCACTGATATCTGTTGAGAATGTAGAGATGCCAACAGGTTCATTTATTGTGCCAAATTCTGACATATATGCATTAGTTCCATCATGAACTACATTGATAGTTGTTGTATTATAATTCGTTCCTTGTACAGCTTGTACTTGATAATTTACTGATCTAAAATCATCTTTATCTAAAGTCACCAAAAGTGCTTCACTAGTACTAGTGGTTGTAGAAATAGAAGATCTAACAGATCCTGCTGACATTTCTAAAGTTGATGGTAAACTGGTTCCTACAATGTATGGCATTTTAATTAGCAGTTTCTAGGAGACTAACAATTACTTTTAAAGTACTATTGACACTCGATTGTATTTTTAAAGAGTCACTTGTTTCTAAGACTAGTTTCCCACTCATAGGAACAAAAGCATCTGCAACAGGTACATTAGCATTTTTGATAATTTCGGTTTCTACACTAGATCTAATATGCTTCATAGTTACGGTAGATGGATCACTACCATAATTTGAAATGTGTGCATACAAAATGATAGCAGTGTAACCAGTGGGTGCAGTATAAACTGTCTGCTCACTGGTACTTACTTCAAGTGTTACTGTTTGGAATCTATTGAGTGCTAACTGCGCCATATTAACTTAGTGCTAGAATAAATGGTGTCATTTCAGAGAATAAGCTTTTACTAAAAGCTCTTCCACTTATTGTACCAGTATTTTGATTAATTTGTAAGTCATCACCTATTCTAAAGTTACCTGCTTGGTCAGTGCTGGTATAAATGACTTTTCCACCGTCTGATGTAACAACCTCATTTTCCTGAACAGTAACTCCACCACGTTTTGGTGTAGCAGTAGTGATATCATTTCCAGATCCAACATACTCGAAAGTATGAGAACTAGCAATAATCTTACTTTGTTGGAAGAAGAATACGGTTGATCCGACCCCAACACTATTCAATAAATTAGAGTCAAGTGTTAATGTAGATATTCCAGATACTACTGGAGTTGAACTATTTATTGTGTAATAAATGGAGGATGTTGTGGCAGTAGCAGTTGCTGTATTGACACCCACATTTGGACTGGAAATAGTTACGTTTGGAGTGCCTGTATATTGATTACCACTACTAATAATAGTAATAGAAGCAACCGACTCACCTTCTAATGTTGCAAATGCTGTTGCCCTTTCTCCATTAGGACCAGAAGGAGCATCAACTGTTACTTCTGGAGTTGAAGTATATCCTGTCCCACCAGAACCAACTGCAATAGTTTGAACTGAATTATATAACTGATCAAAGTAAACTACTTGTCCATCATATGGTCTATCAATATCAACCTTTGCGGTTCCTCCAGAAACATAAGTATGAGCAAGAGTAGATACTCCTACATTGACTACAAACTTTCTTACTGTAGGAATCTCATCAACTTCAAATATATAAGGACGTTTATGTGGGTATGTTTTGCTTCCATACGCACATGTTAATCCAATACCAGATAGGGTTACACCCATTCCAACTGAGAAGTTATGATTGGCAGTTACAGTTACCGTGGCAATACCAGTAGTATGCGTATAATCAAAGTTTGATATATTTAAAGTTGGTGTGGATAAATCTAAAGTAACATTGTCCTGAGATACAGCAGCAGTAGAACTTACTGAACCCTTGTATTGCAATGATCCAGTTCCACGAGCAACTAATCCTTTTGTTCCAAAACTACAGTTACTATTTGCAAGATCTGCTTGACCACCAGCATCACAACTGATTGCCTCATCGCAACATATTGTGAATACAGATACTAACTGTGCAAATCCACCATTAGTTACAGCAACACCAACACCACCCTGATTATACTGGGTGAATGAATCAACGTTCATTGCCTTAAGAAGTCTTGCTTGAGATCCGTCTATACGAATACCAGTTCCTGTTGTTGTATCACTTGTACAGTTTTGAATATATGGTCCTTTCCACTTACCACCACCCACATTTTCTGCAATCTCAGTAGTGGGGAAACCAACAGCAGCAGCGGGGAATAGATGACCACTAAATGTCATGTTTGCAAGTTTACAACCTTTTCTTACATGGAATAAATCTTTATCTGTTGTATTAGGAAGAACCTTTACAGATCTTTGATCATCTCCAACAATCGCAACAAATGCAGGTATCTCTATAGGATTAGTCTCAACATAATTACCAGACAACACTTTGATAGTAGTTCCCGATTGAGCAATACCAACAGCAGCTGCAATAGTTAATTTTGCGTTATCAATAGATGTTCCATTATTTGAATCTATACCATCCTTTGCAACATATAGAACATTTGGAGCAGAGTTAATACCTGTCGCAGTAGAATTAATTTGTACATTTTCACCAATATTAACTGTTGCATTTGTAATGGTAACAATACCAACACTTATTTCTTCACTATCACCATCAATAGTAATTGAAGATTCACCAACAGTAAGAATTCCAGTAACACGAGCATTACCTTTAACCAAAAGTGTAGTTCCAGAAGAACCAACATTGGCACTACCAATAGTAGTGACTCCCAATAATGTAGAATTTCCAAGAATATTTAAATCCTTCCTACCAGTGATAATACCAATAGAATCAAGATTGGTAATATCCTGTTTGGTTATAGTTCCTGCTACAGAAAGATTACCTGTTATCTCTGCGTCACCCTGAACAAATAGTTTCTTATTTGCTACAGCTTCAGCACCAACACCAACATTTTTAATAGTATGAATTCCTACACTATCTACTGCCCAAGTTCCACCAGCACCTGCTGATCCACCACTAGCACCTTGATCAGTTCCAATAAATTTACCACTACCAGAATCATATGCAATAAAATATCCATTTTGCTTTACAGAATCTCTATTAACATCATCTAAGAATTCAAGTCGTGTTTCTCCACCACCACCTTGAGCACTGATTAGATTCTTAAGATACTCTAGTTCATGACGTATCTTTTTAATATCAGGATCATCAACATTCTCACGAATTTCTTCTTTAGTCTTAAGTGTTCCAAGAACTTCTAGTGCCTGATCAACAGCATCTTTTTCTTCTGTTAGTTCTGCTGCTACTGGTTCTGGTTGAACAACGACTTCTTCAGATGTTGGTCTTAACCAATCTTCCAAAGCTGCTATCTGTCTTTTTTCTTTTTCTTGTTTGTACTGTGCTTGTGCTTCTTCTTTTATTTTTTTCTGCTTCTCTTCTTCAATCTTTCTTTTCTCTTCTGCTTCTATTCTTCTTTTTTCTTCTGAAAGTTTCTTTCTTTTATTTTCTCTATCTTCCTTTTGCTCTTTCTTGAGATCTGAAACCTGAGTAAAGAATGATACAGACTCTAATGGATTATCACCTATGACTGTTTTTATTTTATCTTCCTCTATCTTTTTCTTCTTCTCGTCTTCTTTTTTAGATTCTATAAACTTTTTCTTGACATCAGAAACTTCCTTGAAAACAGAAGCAAGAGGATCTTCTCCAACAAGAGATTTAAATTCCTCTTCTTTCTCTTTCTTGGCTTTACCGATAGATGAAAAAAACTCGTTTAGATCTTCGGTCATTTGTCTCCATTCTGTTTGAGAAGTTTTGCAAGATCAGCAGTTGATCCTACAAATAATGCATTATTGACAGTAGTTGGTTTTCTGGTAGATTCCTCTTCTACATCCTTAAGTTTTTTCTGAAGATCCATCAACTTATCGGTGGCATCAGAAACACTCTTAATGAGTTGTCCAGCAACTTCATATGCTCTTGGCATTTCACTGTCTTGTGCGAGTTCAAGAATACCATCAATAGCTTCTTGACCTTTCTCTATTATACTATAAAGATTGCCACGAGTATACTCATAGTCCCTTGCAATATCATCCTTTTCTACTTTAACTGGTACAGTTTTCTTTTCTTTTTTCACTTCAATTTCTGTCGAAACTTCTTCAGCTTCAACATCAAATGCGTCATTTAATTTATCAAAGTTCTTTTTCATAATTAGAACCCATCGAATCCGAAGTTATCACCGAACTCTATAAGATCATTATCAGCAGCAGTTATATTCTTAACTCCTGTGCCGAGAACGTGAATGGCAGCAGTAGAACCATCTTCAGCCCTTCTGACAGTAAGATCATTGTTCTGTACAGACTCAACGTAAATCTCCTCACTATCAATGTATATGTAACTATCTGCAGTTATACTAGAAGCATCTGCAACAGTTATGATCAATTCTGTTTCACTTACATCCTCTGCTAAAGTTGTAACAGGAGTATCATTATATGCTCTAGTTGCCCTTGGAGTGACACTGTAAGTCATCTCTCTAGATGGTGCAGGAGTTCTACCACCAGCAACGTATCCAACAGTAACCTTCTTGATAATATCCTTGGTAGTATCTGTTTGAACAGGACCATAGAAGTAGGTCTTAGCAGTGAATCTCATTGTATAGATAAGTGCTCTCCTTGTGGAGAAGTCACCCTCATAATCATCACTGGTTGTGATTGAAGTAAGTACAATAGGAATATCTCTTTTTTCTCCGATAGTAGAAACTAAATCTACTGTCATCGTATATGCTGGTTGAAAATATGGAAGTATCTGTTCTACAATCTGAAGCATGTCATCATTCAACTTAGTAAAAACACTAAGTTCAAAATCTAGATTGTATGGTACTGGTAAATATGTCTTTGCTATCTTTTTCTTGTCAGACTTAACTGGACTTAAAAATGTTTGGGTAGTTGTAGACTTTCTACTAGGATCATAATTTAACCCTGTCATCTCAAATGACATTCTGGGTAAAGTAATCTGAACAGATTTACTTAGATCTGCTTGTTGTTCCAAGCGTGCTAAAAACTTCTGAGTAGGACTATAAGCAAGAGGAACTTTTAACGTGCTTACAGTTGTATCAGTTTCATTAGTGTGCTCAATTTTAATATTATTAAATAACGAACCGAACCCAATAATGGTTCTTCGCATTATTTCGTGATAAAAATATTCAAACATGGGTAAAGCTCGGTGTACTACCTGATAAAATATTTAGGGCATCCCGAATGGGTTGGTTTGAGAGAAGTCAATTATTGAATCTGCTGCTGTTTCAATTTCATTATTTTTTGCAAATCCATCCTTATCAAACTCTGATGCTACCTTTCTATATTGATGAGTTGCTCCTGATTCATCACCAGTAATTATCTCACCATTAGTGAATGATCCAGTGGCAATAGAAACCTCTAATTCATTTGTGGTAGAATCCCAAGACTTAACTCTTGCAGTTGTACCACTTTGAGATCCAGTTACAGTCTCATTGAATATATAGTCTCCTTGGTTGCCCATATAAGGAGAAGATATAGTAACAGTAGGTGCTACTGTGTATCCAACACCAGCATCTCTGATACCAATCTGAGTAACAATACCAACTGTATTGAGGTATGCAATTGCTACTGCAGTATTGATACCTGTTGGGTTGTTACTAATAGTTACTGTAGGTACTGTAGAGTAACCAGTACCACCACTAGTGATACTAACGATACCAATAACACCATCAGCAATACCAGATGTAGCTGCTGCACCCACTCCTCCACCACCGTGGAAAGCTATGGTTGGTGCTACTGTATATCCAGCACCTGGATTAATTAAATCTGCATGTTGAACTTTAGATGATTTCTCACCATTACAATCAACAATAAATGATATCATTGTTGAAATTCCAACAGCAGTTGTTCCACCAGAAGGTGCAGATGAAATAGCAACCCTTGGTACATTTGCATAGTTATGCCCTCTATCACTAATATAAATTGCTCTTACACCACCATCAGAAACTCCCATTACACTCGCAGTGGCAGTAGTTCCAGATCCAATAAGTTGTAGAGTTTCAATATAACCAAACTCCTGAACATTATCATCTACGGTATCAATACCTGTATCAACAACCTCATCCTCATAACGGAAGAGTTCACATCTCAACTCATAGACATAATTCTTTTGGAGTTGGTAGAATGGTTTCTCATGCTCAACAAATTTAATCTCAAATAACCTATCACCAAGAGGGAACCAAATTAGATCTCCTTCCTTTGGTCTAGTTGCTAATTTTATATTTGGTATGTTCTTTATCAACGGAGTGATATAGTTTTCAAACCTATCTTTAGATATTATCAATCCCAAGTCATGTAATCCCTGTACTCCAAACTTAGACATCAATACACCTTGACCCTCATAACCATCGTAGGTGTCCACGTATGCCTCTAGAGGGATCGCATTTTCAAACTTAGACTCAATCACCTCAGTGATTACAGTTTTGCTTGAAACGTAGGTTCTAGGGATATAATAGACTTCAACTCCGTACATACGAAGTTGTTCGTTTACTAGATCCTGAACTAGATTTTGCTCAGATCTAGCTCCTTGCTGAAAATATGGATTAAGAACCATTATACTAACCTATCATGTCTAATGGTGGAAGTTCATAAGTATTGGACATATTTTCTAATATCTTCTCTAAGTCTTTTTGAGCATCTTCATATATCTCACGACCATTTAATTCTACTCCACCAGGTAATTTAACACCTTGGAATTTAATGAGATTCTGACCCCATTGTTTTTTGATTAAAGCAGTGGCATATGGTTTTAGGAATGAGTCATTCCACACTCTAGGATAATCTGAAGGATTCAATAACCTAAAGCAATCAATAATAATATAGTCACCAACACTCAGACTCCCCCAATCAATATCCATATACAACCTATCTTGCCTCTTATTAAATCTTATCTGCTTTTGAGTCGTAAGTAAAAATTCAATATCCTGTAGATATGTTTTGACCATAGCGTAGGATAAAAGTTCTGTAGAACCCCAATAGTAAATATCATTCAAGAACATCTGATACTTAACACTAAACATATTGTTAGTGATAGTATTAGTCCCATCAAAGTGGAATATCTTAGTCACACCAATGATCTCTGGAGGCATTGGTAAGTAATTACTATTCTCCTCAAAATTAAATTGAGTTGTAAGACCTACTGGTGTATTGACTGTTGTTGTTACAATTCCAACTGGATCATCATCATCTCCTCTTGCTCTACCTCGATTTATATCATCTTGCGTTACCTTATACTTCATATAAGTTTGATATACACCATCAAAATGTCTTTCTTGAAAATACTGAACGGCATCATCTATAAGATCTTCTATCTGTTCTTCTGCTACGTTTACTTCTAATACAGGCGCACCAAGTTTTCTCTTACAATAATCAATTAACTCTCCTCGTGTCTTTGGTTGCGCCATTTATCTATGAGTAGTTCTTTCAATTGTATTTAGTATGTTAGTGGAGCCGATGATATACCTGCAATTACTAACACATTTCCAGAGATTATTTTATAAGTTGTTGCTCCCGAACTCACCAAAACATCATATACATATCTTCCTTCTGGTATATTGCTAGTATCTGTTGAACCCAATGATATACTAAAATCTCCACCTGCTGCACTCGTAAACCCAACATTAAAAGTCTTCAGTGCATATGCAGAAGATCCAATTGCTACACTCTTAGCAAGTTGTGCAGAACCAGTCCATCCAGTAGTAGTTGCTATTCCAACTGCATTTGCAGTAGAAAAATCCCATGCACCACCTGAAACATTAACAACAGAATAATCACTTTTAAATGTTGCTCCAGCATTTAAAGTAAGATTTACTCCATAAGCAACCCCAGAAGTGGGATCAAAAGTAATTGTATTTTTAGCCATTTGTTAGTGCCTTCAGTAGAAATTTGATTTCATTAATATCATCCTTTAATGAAGCTAATTCACGTTCAACATTATCCATTTTTTCTCGACTCTTCAATCTATTTTGACGTTGAGAAATATACTTCTGATATTCATTAGAGTCAACATTAAGGATAGCAGTGCTATCCTTTTCACGTACCAAACCAACATGACCCTTGACGTTTATATGTTTCATATTATGCTAGTGATATAACCCTGAGATCTTTAACTCTAGGTGGTTGAGCAGCATTTGTAGATGTTCCTACAAGCTTGATACTGAAGTATCTGAAACTTGCAAGATTATCTATAGTATATTCATAATCTTTATAAACAACCTGAGAACTAGTATATGCTAAGATATCAGTCTTAGGAAGTGACTTATCTGGCAATCCATTATTCTTAGCAGGATCAATAATTTCACCTGATGGTAGTAGGTTAGTATAACCAGGGAAAGGATTATAAATCAATTCCTGATCAGGATCATTTGATATTGCATAGAATGCTCTGATATCACTGAAAACATTTATATGTCCAGTCATATAGATTTTAATTGAAGTTGCTGGAGTTTCTAGACTAACAGGTTTAGATGCATAAACAAAAGAGTTTGGATCATCTACAACTGTGGATGTTCTAGGATCACTTGAGTAATCAGTGATTGGATTATCAACTCTATTCGATGTTAGAATAACAGCAATTCTATCCAAATCAACTATCGGTGAAAGGTTTGGATTATTAGTTGTCATATCCAAAGAAAGAGTAAATGACTTATTCTGAGGCAATCCAGTTAATGATGTAGTTTCATTTATACGTGAAGCAACTATTCTAGGAGAATCCATATAGTTGTCAGATATCAAACTAATATCCTCAAATCCTTGATCTTGGAATGGAACTTCTGTTCCACCAATACTCTTACCACTTACAGTTCTAATCTTAGCAGTTAAGTTGGTTCCAACAGGAGTAATATTCTCAACGATAGGGGTTACAATCTCAAAAGGTATATTCTCAGTAGGAAGTATACCCTTTCCGCCAGTTGACTTCGTTTCATTGAAGTGGAGTTGTGGAAGACTTGTGCTTGCAGATCTATCTACACCATTCTTAGAAGTGTCAATCTTAATAGTATAGTAATCAAGACCAATAGGATCTGTAACAGTCGCATCAGCAAGATTGTGATTGGTATTGATTCTTCTTAAAGATATACCATTCAATTCATATTTTTCAACAGTATCACCAGAATAGTGATTAACTGATAATGTTCCATCTACTCCTCTAGTTGTAATTCCAGTAAGAGTAGTAGCAGTTGCTCCTTCATAAGCAAATATTTCTTTTCCTATTCTTGCATATCCTGGTGTTGTTGTACCAACTCCAACTCCTTCAAATGTTCCAAATGCAGATGCATCATCTACAGTGATTGTTCCAGTATCAGAATTGCTATAATCAGCAGATAGTTTTGTTAAAGCTATATCAGACTTAGCATTATTAATTGTTACTGTATTCTGAGTAGAATACATTCCGTGGTTATTCTGATTAACCTTGATATGAAGTCCATCAGTAACAACTGTAGGAGCAGAAGATAGTAAAACATTACCACCAATACCACTGTTAAGAGAACTTGTAACACCAGCATTGTTAACAAATTGAATTGTCTTACCAACACCAGCAACAAAGGAACCCTGTACGTTATCAATGATTAATTCATTCACTCCACGAATATCACCGATAGATAATCTCATATTGGTTCCTAACTTATTACCACCAATTTGAGTAGGAGTAACAACATCTCCTATGGAGTAACCAGTTCCACCAGCACCAATTGTTGCTGCTATTGCAACTCCATTTTGGATACTAATATTAGCAGTTGCATTTGAACCAGTTCCAGTTATGTTAGTTAAGCTAACTCCATTGTATGTTTGATTTCCTGTGTATCCAATACCAGAGTTGGTAATAGACATAAGACCGAAAGCACTACCAGCAGATCCAACATAATTACCAGTTGCATTACTACCCAACTGACTAATAGTATTACCAAGAGTTAAATCATCTTGTACTACAGTTGTTCCTAAACCAACTCTAATTCTATTTGAATCAATTTCAAAAGCATTTGGATTTAGTGCAGGAATTTGTTCTGTTCCTACATTTAATAGTGGGTTAGTGAAATTAACACTTCCTGAGAATGGTGAGAATACTGCTTTGAAAAGAGTAAACTTAAGATCTTCATATTGACTTGGATTCCAAGTAGAACCATTCTGAGACTTGAATAAAGATCCTAGTAATGGTTGCTCTGCAATAACAATTTCATCAAGTTCTGGATTGGTAGCAGATGTAATATCTGACTCACCCATTCTAGATATCCATGCTGTATAATTATTACTTGCAGATAGTAGAACTACAGAATGATATTCACCACCAGTCAAGTAAACAGGACCATCAAATGTTATTCGTGTCGCAACTGAAGCATCTTCAGAAACATAAACATATTGTGGATCAACTACTACTTCAGAGAAAGGATAAATTTTCTCTGTAGGTAATCCAAGTTGCATTGGACGTAACTGAACAACCACTGGTAAAGTTTCATCCTTACTTCCAAAGAAGACATCTATACTTGTAACAAAGATACCTTCAGGTTGGTTTACATAGAATGATTGTGCAAGTGGATCATCACCACAAATAGCAGCAGTAGTTCCATCAGCAGTTGCTGCAATACTCAAAAGATTATTCTTTGCTTCTTCAAATGTTATAGAACCACTCGTAACTGCCGCAAAAGCAGCATTCAGTTCATCATTAACATCTGCTATCTCCAACTGACCTGTTGTAGAATTGTATGTTGCTGTTGCACCTACAATTTGTGTTTTCAATCCATGATAGATTGCATCATTTTTTATTTCATCAGTTAGTACAAAATCACCTTCATAATTACCACCAATTGCTTCATCGGTGTAATTAATACCAGCTGGACCACCATATTGAATTAATGAAGCACCTTCAATAGCAAGAGATGATAAAGTTATACCTTCAGGAAGTCCAGCATTTTCACTTGCAGTTACACCAGTTGCCACAACATCTGGGTGGGTTTTAAATGCATTTTCAGTTGTAGCAACCGCATCATTTAAACTCATACCACCTGCAATTAGATTTTTAATATCATTTTCCCAATACGCTTGTCCTGTAGATTCTGGTCTTCTACCCAAATACTTAACATAAAGACCAGAAGTGAGATCACTTATCTGTTCATCTTGAGTTGGTCCTGAAGCATTTGCACCAGAAGCAATACTATTCGTAACCATTGATGCAACACCATCATTAACTTCTAATGTTGGGTTATTTGGATTAGTTGCACCTGAATAATCATAATGTGCCAATTCAGATGGAGTAATAGGTGAGTAAACATTTACACCAGTATTAGCATCAGCATCCTGATCATAGTTTGTTGAGATCTGTTGAACAACTGATACATTATTGGATTGACCAGCAACTATAGTATCACTTGTATCAGCATATGTGATTACAATCTGAGCACCACCACCATCAACAACTGTTACTTCACCAGTCTCATCATTATATACAGGATTTCCATTATCATCTAATAAAATCTTATCATCCCAATCTAAATCAGTGACTCCTTTAACAGTTACTTCACCTGGAGTATAATCTCCACCAATATCAATTGTAGATGTTGCAGTGCTGGTTGTTGAAGTAGTTGTTCCTCTTATAGATTGACTTTCTACTTGAGTCTGAGTCTCAGTATGGATATTCCTAGTTGTAAGAATAGTTTCCTGTTCTTTGCTTAGTGTTCCTTGAGATTCAAATTCTGTTGTAGCATCTGTTAGAACATTACCTGCAACTTGACTATTATTCTTATTGCTGGTAAGTCTAAAGACTTTCATACCAGTTTCAAATGCAGGATTCGCAGCTTCATTTGGATTGGGAATAAAGACTGATCCCATAACAGAACCAATACTATCACTGAAGAGCTTTACTTCAGATACAGTTGCTTCAGCATTTGAAGTTTGACCTACCAATCTTAAACCAGTTGTAACATATCCATGATATTGTCCCTTTGCTTTTTCTGCAAGAGCCAATGTATCCACATTCAAAATTTCAGATGTAGATGAATAATCTTCAGGAATAGTCATTGATCTATCATAAGGACTTAAAATATAAGTCTCAGATGGTGCAACACCGTTACCAAACTTATGGTTTTGTTGGTTGATCTTAAATGTTATTAGATCTTCACCACTAGAAGTTGTTCCTTTGACCGTTTCACCCTTCTCAAATGTTCCAGATACCATCTGTATCTGTAGAAGTTTTGGAACAACGTAAGAAGTTAGATCCTCACTATCAAAGAAAGTATAAAGCCTTGTCATAGGCTTCATCTTAGCAGCACGGAATCTAATATTCCTAGATCTCATATGAGGTATGAGAGCAGTGCTTACTACTTTATTACCTTGACTTACTGTATCAAATGTTTCTCTAGTAAGAGTTCTTGTTCCTGATCTAGTTTTCTTTCCTGTAGGAGTGCTTCTAAGAGTGGTTGTAGTTTCTTCTTGACCATATCCAAGATCAACTGTGTTTACATCTGTGCTTGCATCTGCACCTGTCCAAACTTCAGACCATGATCCCCATGTAACAGGACCAAAACCAGATCTTCCATCAGCACTAACTTGACCAGAACTTTGAGTATAAGTTGTATCCTCAATTCTTCTTGCTTCCAACATCACAACATCAGACCAGACATCGGAAGATGGTGTTAGTTGAACACTTCCAGAATAATAATTAACAAGGTATGGAGTAACGTTTTCAACTCTTGATGCATATGGTTGTGATACAGCAACTAATTCATTATAATTTAATGATAAGACTCTATTGCTTCTCTTGATACCATTAGTCAAAGGACTTATGACAAGATCCAATTCTGTAGTATATGGTGCTGGTCTTAGTTCTGAGTTCTTAACATCAATACTATTTTTTACAATAGTCTTCTTAAGTTGAGTCGTAGTATTGGAGAAATCATCAACAAAGAATCCAGACTTAAATCTATTAAGACCATCTGCATCTTGAATCTGTAGATTTACAGTATCACTCTCCAAAAGAGATAATGAAGTGTAAAATTCCAAATTCTTGATTCTTCTTTCCAAATTTCTAATATCACGCATTCTATATCTCTTATGCTCAGAAAGATTTAAATTAATTTCTGATACATCGCAAAGATAAGCTGGAACAGATGCTGATGCTATTTCTAAAGCATCATTAATATCATTTGGTAGTTCGGGAGTTTCCGCTGGAATACCTTTAATTAATTGTAAAGTACCATCCTTAGTGAGGAAAATCTTATCCCTTCTTGGAAGATAGAATGAATAATCTATAATAAATGATTGATCTGATGCTAAGATATTTGTTGCAGAGTTTCCATCTTGAGTAAATACTCTTCCTAAGAATTCAAACGGAGATCTAGTAGTTCCAGAGAAATCAGAAACCCTTGGTCTTATATCAATTATTTCACATACTTTTGTGTTATTAACTTTTGGCAAGCTACAGTAACTAAAGTCATTATATGAGTTTACAGTTGTTATATCTCCTACATCAGAAGTCAAGAAGTATGCAGATTCAAATACAACCTTTATTTTTTTAGAAGGTTCTTTATAACCAGATTTTCTTACCAATCTAGAATAATCATATATTGTGTCTCTTTGACCATTATCAAAATCAAACTCATCAGTAATATCAGTAGAACCTAACGTAATACCAGAAACTGTTGCAGTAATTCCAGACTCTTTAAACTTAATAACTTCACCAGAAAGAGGTTCTATGTTGTTTAAAGCTATGTAATTTATAGTACCATCATCAACCTTTCCGATATAAACACCAACAAACTTGCTAGATTCACCAATAAATTCTTCACCATCCAATAAATCTCCAGTCTTAGCAGTATCACTATTAATAGAGATTAAAGAAAGTCTTGGGAAAATTACATCATTAGCATTAGATGATTCAAATACACCATAGATTTTAGTTACATCAGGAACTCCCAATGAAATTTCATCATCTTGAACTCTGGTTCCATAGATATTGCCATAAGTAAGTCCATCATTTAAGGTTGTTGCTCCAACACCAGAAGATGAATACTTAGAAGAATCTAAAGAAAGAATATTTATTTTCTGTTTTGTCTTAACTTTTTCTTTAACATTGATCTTTCTAAGAGTAGCAATTAGTTTTGCAGGACCAAGACCATCCAAACCATTGATTGTTAATGTCTGAGATCCATTTGTAAATACAAACTTATCTGCACTCAAAGCTTCTGTGCTTCCGTCAGTTCTTACTAAACAATAATTTTCTTCATCATATGGTAAGAATGTTTCACTTCCACTTCCACTATTGATGGAGTTTGAAGAACCATTAGTAATGGTAACATCAAATTCCTTTCTTATTACAAGATTTGCATTAGTCAAGTCAACGTTAGATACCTTGTCTTTAGGGAGAGTAGTATATAATGTATTATCGGTAGAGAATTGATATGATGAACTTAATACCCTAAAGTCAGATGGATTTATTACTGCAGTTGGTAATGCACCATCATTCACTCCAGTTACTGATGTGACAGCATTAATAACTAGTGAGTGTTGAGATACAGTCGCAACCTTCGCATATGATGGATCGGTTGAACCTGGATTTGTATATTGTACAATGTTTCCAACAGTAGTAATACCAGTGAAGAACTTAGTAGCATTTGTACTTGTAACGGTAGAAATTCCACCACTGGCAGGAGTAATATTAACTTCACCGAAAGTGGAGTGAACACTCTGTTTTACGTCAGCATTAAATGTATTAGCAGTTCCAACTGTTCCATATAATGACTTAATATCACTAGATGTATATGAAGTTGTTAATCCAATAACATTCCCTTCTTCAATGCCATTGAATATTAATTGTTCACCTTGTATGAATTTTCCATTGACGTTATATGCGGTCATTGCTGTACCAGCATTAACATCATATCTTAGATAACCAGTAGCTCCACTAGACTTACCTTTAACATGCTGTGGAAGAGTCTTAGTTACTGCAGTATTCGCAGTTATATTAGTATATGTTTGAACATCATATAGAGAAATATCCCATGTATTGACATTAGGATTTACAGCATCATATGATCCAGATTCTAAAGCAAAGTCATAAACTCTTGCCAATCCAATTTCCTTACCTGCTGCAGTTGTAGATGTTACACCAATCCTAGCATCCCTTAGACTAATAGTATAATCAGTTCCTATTCCTATCTTAGGAGATCCATTAACTCTATTCAATCCAAAGCTTGGACCTGTATAGTAATTTAAACTCTGATTCTTTAATACTTTAGATGTTCTTGGTTTCTGAAAATCTAAGAATTGGTTTGTTGGTATATTTACCTCATAACCTTTAACATATGCCTTACCTGGAGAAATCTTATATGTTGCAAGATTCTCGGCTGGAACACTATTATTATATGTTAATTGATCTGAATTGAATATTCCCTTGTTTCCTTTATAGTCATTTAAAGTCTCTTTGGGTTGGACATTAAATGGAATAACATAATAGTCACCAGACTCATCATATGTTCTTCTTGCAAACTCTTCTGATAACTTATTATATTCTGGGTTAATCTTTTGAGAAGCAATGACACCTTCTCTTACTTCCATCAACTCTATAAAGTTAGATGCCTGAGTAGAGTTTACATTCTTCTTAGTTAAAATTGCTCTTATTTTTAATCTATCTGCACCAGGCGCAGTATAATTATTGAATGAAGATGCATTATCAGTTAAATCTGAATCAATATCTGAATTTATAACTTCCTCTAAAACTTCCAATCCAATTTTATATGTTGGAGTCGTGCTATAAGGTTCTAATATAATAGACTGTTCTGGGATATCTATAAAATATCCTCTTACAAAATAAACACCTTTTGATAAAACACAACCAGATCCATAAGAAGTAGGAACAGTAGCAGTTGTTAGAGCAACTCCTTCCCCTTCTTGAATAATAACATTTTGATTGGATATTTGCCTTTCAATCAAAAGAGTCTCTGATGGTGCAAATACTGCAGTTTCTCCATCAATGGAAGGATCCAAATACTCTACAAATAAAGTATATGGTTCACCAGGAAAAGCATTTAAGTTAAGATATGCCTTTATCTTTGCTCTTACACCAGACTTACTTCCAACTACCCTTGCTTCTAATAAGTCATCAATATACTGGGTAACTGCTACACCAGAATAAGAAACATTAATTCTTACAACAGGATATGCATTATTATATTTTAATCCACCACCAGTTACTGAACTACCATCTTTGAACATATGCTGTCCAAATCGTTCAACTTGGTTTTGTAGAATTGACTGTAAACCAGTTAATTCTCTAGCCTGAACAGGAAATCCAGGTTTAAATAAAACCTTGTAATAGTTGTCAGACGGATTATAATCGTCAAAGTAAGGTGCGACGTTGAGATTAGTTTCCTGTGGCATGATTCTTTAGAATTGCAAAATGACTTTGATATCTTCCTTTTGGTTTAAAGACCTAGTGATAGCAGGTCTGTTATCAACATATATTACATTTCCAGAGTATTTCTTAACTTCTGGATTAGCCACACCGAGGGTAAATGACTGACCAAGGTTATATGTTCTATTATTTATTGAGGTAGTATAACCAGTATAGGAAGTATCAATTCCTAAGTTGGTACTTCCACCAAAAATGGTCACAGTTCCACTAGAAGCAGGTGTTGCTGTAAACCTATGCAATTCAAATCCATAAGTAGGATCGGTTTTTAATGAACCGTCACTATTGAATCCAACGAGACTTTTATCTTGCCAGTATTTCAATACTCCAGTAGTTTGATCATATGAGATCACTCTTCCTACAGCAGTAGATCCTAACCCGACTGTTTGGGTGACAAAACTATCTGTATTAAATGTTGTTGTGCTGTATCCAGAACCAACCAATTTCAATGCATAAGCTGCACTAGCTTTATCTAAATTTAATTTTGCAACAGATCCAAAAACTTCAGGATTTTCAACTATACCAACTCTTGCTATTTGGTTGCCAGTTACAAAATCAGGGTTCTCAGTATCATTCTCAATTCTAGAATAAACTAGAACTTTATTTGCACCCAATTCACGATATACATCTGCACCATGTCCACCTTCTGGTGGAATAATAACATTAAAAATAGGAGCAGTGCTTCCTGTAGGAACATTACCACTGACTAGATCTACAGTTCCGTATGTATAACCAGATCCACCCTTAGAAACAGTAACTGTATCTATTTTGGAATCATTATTAATAACAACTGTACATTCACCACCAGATCCATCACCAAGAATAGGTACTCTAGTATAAGTTCTATTAGCAGTCCCTAAACCAACTCCTCTATTAACAACAGTAACTATTTTTAATTCACCACTAGTAGATGCATGATTTCTAACCGATGCATCAGAAGTATTAGTATCCCAGTCCGTTGGAACTGGCATAAAATTAGTAGAATCAAATTTTACAATATCACTTGGTTTGATAGTGTACAGATATTTCCAAATATAACCATCACCACTATCACCAGCAGATCTAGGTTCCAAATCAGTAAATGTAGGTTCATCTAGTGAAGGTCTTCCACTTGGATTCTCAGGATCAGTTCCGTTTTGCAGACAAATATAAACTTTAAAATCTTCATTTACGATATAATAATTAGCAGAATATAAATTGGTTGCACCAGATGGTTTAGATGTATTTGTTCTACTAACATCTCCTCTGTACATATCATATGTTGTACCAGAAATCCAAGCAGTTTTAGTAACCACTTGTCTGACATCACTAGGAGAAATCTTTTTCAAAGCAACCATCGTATCCCAATAGTCATCCTCTTGTTCAAAACTATCTTTAGGGGCTGGAGGATCCGTGTCCCAAGAAGAAGAATAATCATTTGGATTGGGAAGACCAACAAAAGAATAATATGAGTTAGTAGTAGAAGTCACACCAGAAATAAAATTTCTAGCATTCAAAATTCTAAGCTGATCAGTTATAATGGCGGACATTTGGGATTTTTTTAGTTATTTATTCGTTATAATTAGTGGATTTCAATGGAACCACTCTTTCAACAATTGGTGAAGTGGAAATGCCCAATAAACCGTTGTTGTAAGAATTGAAAACTTTATTTTTAGATCTATTATTTATGGAGATTCTTCCCCAAGAATAGTCACCAAATACTTCACTATGACCTAAACCAGTAAGTCCATTATAATTTTGAACGCTTACCGTAACTTTCGCAACGTAAGTTTGTCCTATAGCAACAGCATTTGTCTGAGCAATAGATACAGATGCTACTTCATATATATTATCCAAGAAACTGCTTCCTGAACCAACAACAGCACCAGCACTATTTAATGAAGTAACTCCGTTGCCAATATTAGAATTGGATACCACAAAGTAATATCCTGTCTGTATACCACTTACAGTGATAGCAGTTCCTACAACATCAGAATCTCTGAATAAAGAATCACTAGGAAGTAATAGATCAAATACGATTCCAGTGGTTACACCGACAGTAGTAGTTGATACTCCAGATATTGTACCAAAATCACCAGTATAGGAAACTTGAGTTACTTCCTCCACATATCCAGAAGTCTTAGGATCTGCTATTAGAACTACAGGTGGATTGGAAGAAGTATATCCAGTTCCAGCTACAGTTACACTAATAGAAGTAACTATACCAGCAGTGATAGAAGATGTAGCAGATGCTCTCAAACTGGATGCAGTGCTCACAGGATTTCCAATAGTTACTGATGGAACACCAGTATAACCAATACCACCATTTCCGATTACGATAGAACTGATGGTTCCTAGTCCAGAAACTACAGCAGTAGCAGAAGCAGAAACTACAGAATCTTGTGAGATGATTCTTATACTGTTATTTTTAGTCTGATTCTCTTTTGAGTTATCAAAGAATGTTCTAACATTTTCAACAAACGCAACTGTAGAACCAAGACTAAGTGGTTGAATCAAGTTAGTGTTTGGATAGATTAAAGGCTCATATAGTTCTCTATCTTTAGGTACAGGAGTTCCATCAATGAATCTATCTTCAGTCTGTCTAGACCAAGTTACTGGTCTAATATAGGTTTCATTCTCATTTATTCCTGATCCACCGTAAGTATTTGTATCAACACTATCAGTGGCATTTATCTTAGTAACCAGTCTATCATTTTCCCTATATTGTATTTCATCACCTGTTATCTTAATAACATCACCAACCTTAACTTGCTCTAATATATCAACTTCTTTTACATCGACTGCACCTGTTCCTTGATAGAATAGTAACTTAATCAAATCACCAACTTTAGGTGCTTCAGTAAATTCTATGAAACTTCCTCCATCAAAGATGTAACCGTCACCAGGAATCTGAAGGATGTCATTGATGAAGACTAATAAAGTATCTTGAACTTTAACAGGAGAACCAATTCTAGATTTGATTGTTTTTTGAACACCATTTAACTTAATAGCAAATGTTCTCTTATTTCCATCAAACAAATTACTAAAGTCATCTAGAACTAAGAAGTCACCCAAAGTCCAACCAGCAAAAGTATTGCTTTCAGTTTTTTCTATTGTAAGTTGAAACTCTTTAAATGATGCACCAAGAGTAGAATCAGTTGGTATTCCAACAGTTCCTCCCACACCTATTGATAAAACTTCTTCTTGACCATAACCAGATCCTTGATTATTGATAACGAAGTCTATGACACTACCTGCCATACCTACAACTATATCTGCAGTAGCCTCTGTTCCTACACCTGCACTTCCAGTATAAACTAATGGAATATCTGTATATGAAAGAGGAAGATCAAATATAACTTCTGGTGGATTAGTTGAAGTATATCCAGCACCAGGATTGGTGATCGCAACACTAACAACATGACCATTACTGACAGCAGCAGTACCAATAAACTCAATATTAGGAATACCAGTGCTTAGAGTTTTAACTCCAACATTAACTGTAGTTTGAATTCCAGATCTATATCCAGAACCACTATTTCCAATTGCAATAGAACTGATAGTTCCAAGACCAGAAACAATGGCAGTAGCACCAGCAGCAACTAAAGGTTGATATCCCAATCCTTGAGTAGATCCAACTGATATAATAATTCCACCAACTGGTACAGTTGCGGTATTTGGATCAGATGATACTGAGGAAGCAGATCCAGTAAACTGAATACTTGTAATACCTGAGTTCTCAGATAGAGTATAGTTGCTAATAACATTGATAGGATCACTATACCTAGATGGTCCTTGAGCAACCTGATTTATCAATATGATAGCATTATCCGAAGAAATGCCAGTAACATTTTGACCATTAGATTTCAAAGTAAATTCAGTGCTATATCCAGTAAATCCTGATGATATATCATCAAAGATAAAGTTCTTAGCATATGGTTCGTCAGCAGTACCAGGTACTCCAGATCTCAAGAATGATCTTCCATTAAAGGTAGAGTGTGTTGCAATTCCTGTCCAATATACATCATCAGGACTTGCTGCAGTTGTGCTTATTGGAGTAAGTCCTTTAGGTGCAGTATAGAAGTTAATTTCATTTCCAACGATATTATAGTTTCCATTAATCTTAGTCACCATCGCATCTGCATCATGTGCTGCAAGTTGTGTTCCCATCCAAGGTCTCTTAACTCTTAGCTTGTTAGTAGCACCAAATCCTACCATATCAACTCTCATTATCTCATCATCAATTTGCAGCAGATCTCCACCAAATATAGACGTTATTCCAGTGATTGTTATATTGTCAATATTATAATCAACATTACCAGCTAAGTTTGTAGTGACAGCACTAGCAACAACTGGAGTTTGAATTACATTATCAAGACTTACTAAAACTTTGCTATTTGCATTTTTAGAAGTAAGAGAATGAGAAGTTCCTATTCCTACAGCAGTGATGTCTAAAATAACAGGTTTAGATTTAAGAGCATCTTCTGCAGTTGCTGCAAGTTTTATATTTGAGTCATCAGACTTTACAGCAAATACAGTTGATGGAAGTTTATCAGTGGATCCTACACCAGGAATTGTTGTTGTCTTGATACCAACTGCCATAGTTGTACCAGCTCCCAAATTGGCATAAGTTAATGATTCACCAGTTACAAAGTAATGATCTGGTACAAAGATCTTATTGTCTGTTAAATTAACAACACTCGATTGAGCACCTAAGAAGTTTCTCTTGAATATTGGTAGTTGCTTATGTTTGATTTCAAATGCACGTTTAACATCGGTTTCTGTTCCATAATACTCACCTTCACCAGTATCGATAGATGCATTAGTAAAGCTGATTAAGTTATCACTAACAGAATCATTTACAGTTCCTACTGCGTTCTGCAAGACTCTTACTTGAACATTTGCACTAGCTAAAGGTTTGAATGTAAGTTGTCTGACTCCTGCTCCAGTAATATTTCCTCCAAAGTCACCTAAGTTACCTCCAGTCTGAACAACACCATATTCAGTGATGTACACTTCATTTTCATCATTAACAACTAAGACTTCAGATGCTTGATATTGATTATTTGTAGTATCTTCGATACTTACAAAATAGTAAGCACTTCTGTAGGCATCTGAATATTCTGCAACAACTGTCTCTACAGGAGATGTAGAAGAAGCAATAGATGTTTGACTAGAATCTATTTGACCAGTATTGAATGTATGAGTACCAACTCCAGAAGAAGTGGTATCTGACATTGCAATTTTCAAACTATTAATATGATAACCTGTTGCAGTAGTTACACCTGCATTAGGAGTGAAACTAATATTGACATAATTGCCAGATAAAGTTGCTCCATATGTTCCAATTCCAGCAGAACCTAGAGGACTTGATGGCATGTCAGAACTTACCTGACCATACTCCATAAGTTCAACATTAGTTCCATCATGAACCATAGTTAACTCATCTACTTCATAATATTGATATGCTGAATTAGTTGCAGCTGCAGATACAGTTATCTTTGCAGACCTGTAAGTTTTTGCTATTCCTACAATGTTTACAGCAGTAGTAACTCCCAATCCAACAGTTGAAGTAGCACTACCAACATTAGCAATATCACCAAAATCAGTAGAACCTATACCAGCAACAGTATCAGCAATATTATAAGTTAATGTGGTTACAAAATAATCATTTGCTCTATACTTCTTAGGATAGAATAGAAGTCTTCCTTCATCTCCTAAAATATCAAAATCAAAAGTTCCAAGATCTGCGTATGTGTATACTCCACCATATTGGTTAAGCATCGCAGTTGAACTATTATGAACCATAGAAATAATATAAACCTGTCTTTCTTCACCAAATCTAGTATCTTGAATATATGCAATAAATTTCTTATGTCTTGCAGAAGTTAATGGGAATAAGTCTACTGGAGAAAATCTATCTGTTCTTGGTAGATCGTTAAACTGAGAACTTACGTCATCAATCGATAAAACTCTGTTTCCAATGGATTCAATATAATCTTGAAGTATTTTTGTCTTAAATACAACTTCATCAGATACAACAGTGGTATCATCAACTTTTAGAGTTTTTTCTGTTACTAAGTCATAATCAGGAATAGTATTCAAACTCAACACTGAATCCAACATTGCTATTGATTCAACTGAACCTATTTGGTTGGTTCCTAAACCAACGCTTTGATTATTTTGAGTAATATCATTTTCAATGACCAAATCACTAAATTTCTTAAATCCAGCAGTATGGTTTAATGAAGAAACTGCTTCATCCCATTTTTCTAACTGAACAGTAGATTTTAATGCATATGAGAAGTACTGATAATAATCATTATCTGATAATCTTTGTAAGTTATTATTTAACATACCTGTCTCACGTTTCCATCCTTTTGGAACAATAGAAGAAGCACCAATATCATATTGAGCATTATATGATATTCTTTCTTTTATTTTACCTTGAGTTCCTGAAGAATCTCCAGTTATAGTTTCATTTATATTAAACAATCTTGGAGATGATACTTTTAGACTACCTGACAATCCATTCCATGATTGGACAGTTCCAGTTGCTGATTTTGATGTAATTGTCTCACCTTTCTCAAAATCATTGGTTACCATTTCTACCCCAAAGATAGGGAACCATTTCTCTGGTATTATTGTACCCGAAGAATTCTGAGCATCAAAATTGCCAGGAATATTACCATCAAAAATTGAATCTTGCAAACTGTAAGTAACACTACCAAGTGTTCCACCAATATTAGGATCTGTAGCTGTTATCTTAAATCGTTTGTAATTATAGTTTGATGAATTGTATCCTTTACCTGTAGTTCCAACTCCAACACTAACATTTTCGATTAAAACACTCTCACCAACTGCAAATGGATAATCAGCAGCACTACTAAAACTTGCACCTATGGTAACAGTTACATCTTTAGTTCCTAGATTATAATCCATAGAACTAATGCTAACTCCATTAGAGTTATTGACTGGAATAATAGTAGGAGCATCCTTATTCAAGGAAGTTGTATTTTTAACAATTCCAACATTAGAGTTTCCTAAAGTATATTTTAAAACTACTTCTGTTACTGGCAACTTAGTAATTCCATCCAATACAACCAAATCTGGTGCTGTAGTGTAGAAATTACCAACTGAGGTAATTCCAACCTTACTTAAAGAATAGAAAGAATCTACAGATACGTATTGAGGAAGTAAAGCTTTAGGTTGTAAGGTTTTATCAGCAGAATATTCGTATCCAATATCTTGGATATCTACACTTTCAATACGACCAATAGTAAGACTAATAGGATCTAAAACTGCACCATAACCTTTTGATGTAGTAACACCCAAATTTGCTACTCTATCAATACCAGGAATTCTACTATATCCAAGACCTCCATTTCTAACACCAACCAAAGCTATAGGACCACGAGCAGTTCTAGATGAGGTAAGATACTTAAATTTACCATCTGCTGGAACATAAAGAGTTTTACCTGCCTCTTGAGTTAAATTAAAACTAAACGTAGTGGAACCAATTCCAGAAATTGAACGAACTTGATTTAAAATATTCTTTTCAGTTATTAAAGAAGATGGTGAAATAATATTTGATGTATCTTTTATTATTTCTTTTTTAACATCTGTGTTTAGTGAAAGGTTAGCAGGAACCATACTATAATATAAATTTCTTGGTGTATCATTAGAAATTTGGAAACTTAGATTTGCATCCCCACTGACACCAGTAGTTCCAGTCTTTGTAACATTAAATATTGTAGTTTTAGGAGTGTTGTTGTAAACATTTTTACACTCTTTATCATAATAAAGATTGAAATCAAAAGCAGCATAACTTACACCACTCTTACTGAATGCCAATGAAGAATCTGATAAATCAAAATAAACTTTTTGATTTGCTTGAACTCTGATTGGTGGATTGACTGGATTTATAGTTCCAGCAGAAGCACTTGTAATATCTACAACAGAAGCATTAAATTTTACAGCTTCATAGAAATCATTGCAGAGACTTATTTTATTTCTATCAACAACTGATACAAAATAAATCTGATTGTCTTTAAGTCCACCTGATGCCGTACCAGCAGTATGAATAACTTTATCACCATCAGATAATCCATGATTTAGCACGGTTATTGTATTATCTGATACTGACACATTACCAGAAGTAAAGTTCTTTGGATTAATTACTAATCTTCTATTATAATCATTATATGCAACTGTAATTGTAGTTGTAATACCAATGGTGGCATCAATGACAATATTATCATTAATATTCATTCCATGTGTAGAAGCTGTCGCAACAGTCGCATCAATTTGAGTAACTTCACCTTTAATTACATTTTGGTAATTAGTTGTAAAGCTATGATATGTTCCTGTGCCAATACCAGTAAGGTATAATGGAAGTTTTGATAAATCATCTATTGCTAGATTTCTAAATTCACCTGTGTTACCTAAACCAACTTTAACAGTAGCAATACCAATTATATCTTTACTTTTCCTAGCAACAAATAATTTATCATTATTGGATAAATTAAAACTTGCTGCACCAGCATAGGTTTGAACACCAATAACTGCTCCACTATTTGAATTGTATATAATTTCATCACCTGTTTCCAATCCATGATCAGGAAGGTAAATTGATGCTAAAGAAAGAGTAACTTGAGTTGAACCAGTTCCTGCATTTGCTATTGTTATAGTATGCCCAATACCAGCAGTTCCTATTCCTAAAGATTCTACTGGATTAAAGTATATCTCTTTGTTTAACTTATAATCAAATTCAAAAGATTGTGTTGGTTGATAGAAAATGAAGTTTCTAGGATCTTGATTCAATCTAGCAAAAGCTGGGTGTGCAGGACTTGCAGTTGCCGACTCACCCCTAAGAATTCTAATTCTACTTTGATTAGTATCTACATTTAAGACTCTAACCTTCTCTGTTCCTATACCAAGAATATCATTCTCTTTTATGAATGGAAATTCTAATTGACCACTTGCAATATCAATATAGGTTGTAATTCCAGTAGCAGTTACATCACCAATAGCATTACCTAATATAAACCTACTAGTCTGGACTCCTATTTGATAAGAAGAACCACTAACAAAGGCATTGGTGCTTAATCCACTAACAGTACCAAAATCTTTATTCTTAATATTATGTGGGCTTGTTGAATACCCTATGATCGCACCTATTTCTCTAAAAGGAGCAAACTCAATATTACTTACAATCGTACTAGCAACATTAATAGAATGTATTTTCTTTCCAGAAACAGCATCAACCCTTGCAACAGCTCCAGAACCACCTGACCCCTCATTATCAAATACAACACTATCATCTACAGCATAATCAAATCCTCCTGTAACAATTCCTACTCGTGATAATTTTCCTTCAGAAATTGATTTAACTACAGTTTTCTGCTTATGATCTTTTGATGGATCTATTAGATAGTTGTAATTTGTATTTCCATCAAGAAGTCCATATGGTGTCGTATTTCTATACCAGTCACCATTATTGATATCAACATCCTTTTGATTTGAATACCTATCAAAGTTAAAAGCAATAGGATCAGACTTAAATGAGTTTCCTACAAAGTATGGGAACTGAGGTCTTCTATAGTTTTTGAATGGTGCTTGAGAATCAATAGATTCGGAATCTATAGTAGCAAAATATGCATATGTTCCATTTGGATAATCTGGAGTTATACCATACCTTCCATTATGTTCATCTAGATCACCATTTTCAGAATATACATAATCTTCAACAAAAGATCCACTTGGGAATACTAATTCACCAGACTCACCTAATGGATTTGGTCTATCGGATACAACACCTATAGTGTATCCAGACTTCATAATTTTAATTGCACCACCAGTAGGAAGAGTGTATGCATAAGGACCATATATGGGGTTTCCATCATATGCCCAACCTAAAAGAGGTGAGTGGTAGATAGAAGTTTCTTCTACATCATCTTCAAGAGATAAGTCTACAAAGTTAGCTGGGTTTCCATCAATAACTTGTGTTGAGTAAACTGATCTTCTTAATTTACGAGGACAGTACAAATGAGTAAATTCAATCTCAAAATCAGAGTTAATACCTTCTGCTAAAACTCCATCATCTTCAGATACTTTATTGGTGTTAACTAGTCTTTCAAATGTATTAACAGTCCATTGTTTTGATCTTGATTCAAACTGAGCCTCTGATCCAGATGCAGTTACAATAACAGTTGTATCTTTTACGTTGTATCCAAGTCCACCACTAATAACCTTTATAGATTCAATAACACCAGCATTCAATACAGGTATTAAAATACACCCTTTACCAGATCCTTTAATTTCTAAAGTTGGTGGACTATTATATTCTGATCCAGAACTTAGAACTAGAACCTCAACAATTTTTCCATTTGAAATGACTGGTTTTAATTGTGCAGAAGCTCCTGTTTTTAAAGCAAAAGATGGTTGACGATTATAATTTAATATCTCTGATGATCCATATCCCAATCCACCATTTTCTATGAAAACAGATTGAACAGATCCTCTGAATATTGGTTGTACAATAGCATCAAACTTTTGACCAGTTAGAGTAGATACTCCTATGGTTCCTTCTACAGTTACTTTAATTGGAGGATAATTAAACTCATGAGTGCCAGAACCAACAGATTGTAAATTAACATACTTGTCATTATCATAGTAGAAATTAGGTGCAGTAGATCCAATTCCAACTTCCGACAGTCTAAATGAGTTATCACTAACCTTTGATACAATATAATTTGTATTTGATAGACCTTCTATAGAAGTTCCTTTAGCAGTATATAAAATTGTTTCTCCATCATTATATCCATGACCATTAATAGTAACTATATTGTTAGATGTATTAATACCACTTATATTTGTTGTAGTTCTTTGATTAGTATATCCAGATCCAGAACTACCAATACTGATCGACTTAAGAACTTTCTTAAATTTGCTAGATCTGAAGTTATGAACACCTGTTCCATAAGATGTTAGATCAACACTAGATATGCCCGCCACAGCAGCAGGAAGGGTGTTATGTAGTGATATGGTAAATGCATCCTTGATAGAAACATGGTATGCTGCAGACGTTGTGAGACCCCCTACAGCGGTCTGTCCATTTGGTCTGTATATGACACTCTCACCATCTCTAAATTTGTGGAATGTCGAGAATGCAACTGTATTATTAGATAGGTTTACTAATCCAGCACTTTGTATTGCATTAAATTCTACAGAGTGTTCTACAGAAGATAAATTGGGGTTTGCCTTTGCTCCTTTACCATTACCACCAGTGATAGTGATAATAGGATCATCCATGTAGTCAAATCCACCATCTAAGATTTGAATTCTATTCAAATCACCTTTAACAGCACAGAATGCAGAACATCCTGATCCTACAGAATCAGTTACAGTTAGAACAGGAGGATTGATAACATCATAATCATTTCCACCACTAACAACTGCAATTTCTTCAAGAGGTCCATAAAAAACGGAATCATTTGATTTGTAGTTTAATACTTCAACACCATTAATCAAAATTCCAGTTTGACCAGGCTTTGTTTCAGACTTAATTGATGATGTAATAGGATTTTGTATTTTCCTAATAAGTTGTTGAGATTTTAATCTTTGATCCGAAAATCTTGTTAACTCAAACTTATTATTAGTGACAGTTCCTGTTACCGTGATAAATTTGCCATTGTAGATATTGGATTTACTTTTCGCAATCTTAATCGTATCAACATCAACCTTCTTAGCAAAATATACACCCTCAACGATGTTTAACTTATTTGTACCTTCACCAGCTACGTATGTTAATGAATCTCCAGTATAAAAACCATGATTAGCAATAGATAGATTTTCCCCATTAAAGGTTCCTGTAACTATTACAGATCTATCACTAACATCTAATGATTCATTAAGATATGATGGAATAGAAGGTGAACTAAGATACAATGAACCTTCTTTAGTATAAACATTTTCAACGTTAGTAGTTTGAATGCTTAATTCAGGATAATCTTGAACATTAGCTTTAGATAATATCTTTTCAATGGTAAAGTGTCTTGTTGTATCTAAAATACCTTGATCATTAATAGTAAAGTGGTAATCATTAATAATAGAAGTTATATTACATACTAAGTTGATACCATCAGTAGTTTTGATGTTAGCTTTGTCACCCAATACAAAATTGTGCTTATCGTAAGTAATAATGCCATATGTAGAGTTAGAAGCATCCAATAACTCTAAAGATTTTACATTATAGTTTGTTGCAATATTAAAGAACCAATTATTTGCACCTTCATTCGTAATTCCTATACCCAAGCCTTGTGGTTCAATAACATCACCAACTTCAGTCGAAAATTGTAGTGAATGTGTATTTAATTTTGAAGTAACACCAGTTACTCGAACTTTACATAGATTTGATGTTCCTACACCAACATATCCATATGCAAACTCATCAACTCTCAAATCTTGCTGAGAATCTATATTTTTAGTAACTCCAGAGCATCCATAGAACTGAGTGAGTGATTTTGATGTATAAGTTATCTTTGTACTGATTCCATCAGAGTGTTTTGTGACTAATGTTCCCGAAGTGTGAAATCCTATTGTAGAATCAACATCAAGGACGGTAGAACCGATAGAAACAGGTGTAATTACCTTTGTAGTTGGATGAATTGAGAATTCACCAAATATAGATCCCCTTACTTCAACATCTTTGTCATAATCATAGTCCAAGCTAATAATATAGTAATCTTTGTCATTACGTCTAATCTTTTGAACATTGGTTATAGATCCCCTTGCACCTTTGATTCCATTTTGGTTAAAATCTTGGAAAAGTGTCCTATTTTCAAGATCTTGTGGATTTCCTTCAAGTGCCTCAACAACTAGATCTTTACAAATTCGATATTGAGCATCTGAAGGCGCAAAAAGGTAATCTCTTGGTTTTATTACTTCTACATCAACACCATACAATGCACGGAACAAAATTTCAAAGGATTTATCAGTTCCTTTTGATGTATAGAAGTCTTTTGACTGTTTTATGAATATTCTTTGATCTACACTAGTATCTAACTGTCTTTCTTCAAATCCTGGTGTTATTTGACTCTTTACATTCGCAAAAAACTCTTTTAGGAATAAAATACTTAGATTATCAACTGTCGCATTTTGAGAATGAGTCGATATTTGAGATTCTTTGAAAACTAACTCATCAGGACTGTTAGGACTCCTAAAAGAGGTAATTCCACTAAATCCCCTAGAGCATCCAGTAAAGGTATTGGTTGTTATTCCACTATATGTTATAATTTCAGAATCAATCTTAATCAAGCCATAAGATTCTGGAAATCCACTTGTCGAATCAACAGAAATAGTACTATCAACAAAACTAACATCAGAAGTCAATGTAGTAGAGTCTACAAGATTTGTTAATTCATCAACTTTGACATATTTGTCAATATTTTTAAAAAGATCTAAAGTCAATCCCTGACTTTCCATAGATCTATAATATTCAGTTAAAAATTCCCCAACAAGTGGGTAATCTTCTCTTACATAATCAGGCAGTTGATTGGATACAACTGAACTAATCTTAACTCTAGTATCTGCCATTTATATTGGTTAGTACGAGGGAGTGGATGTTGTAGAATCTCCTAAAACACTATATGTGGGTAAAGATGCAATATCGATACCATCACCAGGAGCAATTCTTGCTATGTTGCCATTCATATAGCTAGGTGTAGACTTATATAAGGTTCCTGAAGGATTAGATCCTGAAGAAATATCATCCGTTAACATATTTAACGTACTACTATTAATATCTAGTTGCAAATAAAGATCCTGTAATCCGATAACATCATTTGAACGAGGACAAACCGATAATTCGATAATTGGTTGCCCCTGAAGTGTTTTAGATGTGCTTACAAGGTTAATTGCATCTATCATGATCTCACCTTTATGATAATCAACAGTTCCAATGTTTCTTCTAATAATAGAAGGTTGGGTCTGAGAATCAAGCTTGAATAAGAATAGAGATCCTTTGTGCATATCCGCATTAGGAGAATCACTGATATAAACAGTCTCACTCACTCCAAAAATTTTAAATCCAGATGACTTAATGTTATAAGAATTCGCATTTTTGATGTAAAATGGGTTTCCGAAGCAAACTTCATACTCAGCAACCTGATTTAACCGTGCTTTAAGGTCTCTTCTCATTGCAACAGTCGTAATATTGGAAGTAACAGACTGATGACTGTTATCAATCAAGGTTTGGAACTTACTATACTTGAATTTTGCACCATATTTGTTCATTTCACTTGATTGTGCATAATCAGTGATGTTATTTGAGATAAGTGTCTTCACAAAATCAGCACTTGGTGCTAAATTTGCATTATAATATGCAGTTATGTCAGTCTCAACGTAGAGATACTTGAGATCAAGGATTTCTGGTACAATTCCTGCTACAGAATAACTTCTTAGCTTGTCTTTTAGGTTATCTTTAATTGAGTTCGGTACAAAAGGACCATAAAATGGTTTAATTGTAATAAAAACCTTCCCATATTGTGGTGGTTGCAATTCTTCACCACCAAAAACCGATACAGATTGAGTTTCTGGGTAAATTTTAGGTATAAGTGCTTCATAATCTGCTGCAGTCACTGCTCTATTCTGTGTAGAGTAGATTCTAGGAGCATAACTCTTGATAGAATCAATAGATTCTATTTCTTTACCTCCTTCAGAAGCTTGTGTCGTACTAAGAAGTGAAATTCCAGTGCTTACAAGGTTATTATTGTTATCTACAAGACGACCATTGAACAAAAATGATGAAATACCGTTTCCATTCTCACCATTTGTCTTAATATACGAAGTTTCAATATAATTTAATGCTTTTAACTGTTCTCCAAAGATTCCATCACCAAAAATTAACTCATATCTTTCATCTTCTATCTCTTGAATGAAAAATACACGAGAAGATGCAGTAACTTCAAACAAACTATCTGAAAGAAGGTACTTTTTCGATGATGTACTTGCTTGTGTATCTCTAACTTCTACTCTCAAAGTCGATGTATCAATATGTTCGTTATTTAAGATGTATCTTTTAGGTGGAGAGGGGTTATCTGCCTCTACTGTAAAGTTTGCAGTTAGATATGTGCCTTCAAAGATCTGAATATCAGTAAAAGTAGCAAATCCATTGCTATCAACAGGAACTGTAATGTCTGAAGGTATCGCAAATGCATAACTTTCAGTACCAAATGTAGATGCAGCAGTACAAACAACACCTTTTTTAAGAGTTAATGTAATTGGTTTTGTGGAAAACCCTGTTGTATCTACAAAAAAGGATACAAGTGCATGTGCAGCAGTTCTAGAACGAGGAACATAACCAATATTACGTGCAAGTGCAACAACATTCTCTCTTAATGTTGCACTATCAATGAAAACCTCATTACTAACCATGTTAGCATTGTATGAGGAGATATATGTATTGTATGCAAGAACGTCAATTATGGTTGAAAGGTTAGAACCTTCAAAGTCATAGTCCGTAAAATTGCTATTTGATCGTAAATAGTCTTTGATAGAGACTTTTATTTGATCAAAATCTAGATTTGTAAAATTTACTAGTGCCATTAGCGTGTTGGCTGTAGTGCGAATTCTAATTGTTGAGGTAAAACATCGATTCCTACGATGTCATATGTGATCCTAATGTCAAATGAATTGTCATCGTAGTTAGGAAGACACTCTACCTTCTTCAATTTCACTCTGGGTTCATAATTATTGATGGTTGATATGATTTCTTCCTTAATTGCAGCTGCTGTTTGGTCATTTAGATTCTCAAAAAGAGATTCTTTGACTCTTGAACCCAAATCGGGATCAAAAAATCGTTCACCAGGAGTCGTAAACACCAAATTCCTCAATGATCGTGCAATTGCAGTCTCATTCTTAATCGTTATAAGGTCTAAATTAATAGGATTCACCTCAAGTGACATACTTAAGTCCTTAAAACCCTTACTGATCCGTGGAGATGGCATTAAAAAAGGAAATCTTAACTTATTTAGTGACTATTTAGCATGAAAAAAGCACCTCGTTAAAGGTGCTATAGAGAGAGTTTTTGGTGAGAGAAGCCTTCGACTAGATTATACGAGTCTTTTCATGCCCTACGCGTATCCGAGGGTCACACCAGATCTCATATCCTTTCTCCTTGGCATCTAGACAGAAGCTTACATCTTCTCCACACATATCTTGTACTTTACCAGATTCAAATACCTGCATCTTCGGAGCAAACCAAGGATACTCAAGGTTCTCAAAGACACCATTCTTGATCATTACCCAACCAAAACCAGTATAGTCTACAGTAAAAGGTTTCTTCCTTCTATCCATAGTCTCAATGGTTTCGTGATTCATTACACCACCATTAGTTCTGAAGTCATCTTCTTCTAACCAGTGTGCAACTGAGGTAGTCTTACCATCTTCAGTACAATACCAACCAGCAGTGATCTCCTTTTCATTACCATCCTTATCAATCGCAAGATCACATAACTGCCAGAACTTCTGTGCATCAAATACTATGTCAGAGTCAATCCACAACTGATAGTCATAGTTAAGCTTTCCATCCCAAGGTATCTGATTAGGACCACGTAAGACATTTGCACCTAATACCTTACATCGTGCAAAGTTAACCATAGAGGAGTAGTCTTGACTTATCTGAATTGACATACCGTTCTGAACCATGTCAAAACAAAGTTGTACAAAGTTCTTCAGAAATATGTAAGAACATCCACGACCAGGTAAACAAAATACTATTGCCTTACCTTTCATTCTTTCTTTTATAGCATCTATGTCCCAACTAGGAGTATTTGCTTTGGGTGCAGCTGCTTTGACAGTAAATCCTTTTGCCATAAATTTTAAATTCCTTCAACTCAATTATATCAGTTTATTATATATTTGTCAATAAGAATCACTTCCTGGTGGTTCTGTAGTGGAAACCCTATTCGGTCCTCCTACTCCTACCTGTGGTGCGGCAATACTATATGATAAGTCTTTATTTGTATAGTCTGTCTTTAGCAAGCCTACCATTACATTGAGTAGTTGCCATTTCTCATCGAAATCTTCTTGACGTAGATTATAATATAACACTCTATCTCCTGCGTATATGTGATATGTTATCTCATTCTCTTTGTCGTTCATAATCTTACGAAGTTAACACATTATATATTGCTACCACAATAATACCGATCATTACCCATATAGGAAACATGAATAACCTGTAAATGCCACCAAGGATTTTTTTCATGAGAAACCTTTTGAAAAACTTATAGGGTCAAAAAAATTTTCGGAGATTTTTATATATACACCTCGAATTGTCACCTCTGTAGGTTAGGGACTTATACGTTTTTAATATAATATATAACAACCGCGTAAACACTGTCTGTTAACGAACGTATAAAAATAGAGGCACTGTTTAATACTTAGTGCCTCTACAGTTCTTATTACTTATAGGTAGGTATCTGCACCCTCTACAATATCATCGAGGACTGACAAGATTTCATTGCCATTGTTTGCACTTTCTAAAAGAAACTCTGCAAAGCTTTGTGATACAAACTGTACATTAGAGTTTGACATAATTAGTGGGAATAATAAGGGTTTTGGTTAACACTGTCAGTTTATAGACTTAACAAGGTCTACTGACAAGAATTACCTGTCAATTTCACTGTCTTCAATATAACTTTCTACACACTCATCTGGTTCTAATTGTAATACTTTTCTCCAGTCAATATTACGTGCTTCAAAGTCATTTAGTACGTCAAGAGTTAGTGTTACTCTGACTCTCTTTCTTTGTGCCTGAGTGTAACTTACTGACATTAAACTTAGGATTGAGTTTGTGTTATTTAAGTTCATTATAGTACACCTTCCAGTATATGTCAAGTGGTACGAATGTATTTATAAAATGTATGTTACGAAAACGCAATATCCCCCAGAAAGTGTTATCGGGGGTCTTGACATTTCGGGGAGTTCTTGTTATAATGCTCCCTAACATCACTACTCTCAGAAGCATTTAAGAACTATTAATTACAAGAGAATGACTAACAATTACTACAAGGATTACAGAGGGATTAATAACACTTTTCCACAGGTAGTTTCCACAGTTTCTAACACTTTCTCCCCATACTTGTGGAAAAGATATAAACAACGGTTTCCTATTTATAATACCATTTAAAACATTATTTAAGGGTAATTTGCTCATAATTTACCTCTTTTCACTACATTTTGCCTCTCATAGTTATCATTAACCACCTGTGAAATCCTCAGAATAACTTCATCTTTTTCCACAGGATTTCCATACTTTAGGTTATCAATTAAACCATTAATATCAGTACGAATTGTTGACATTAATTGTGAGTAATTCATATCCATATTATACATCCTCCACACCATTTATGTCAACCCTCACTAATAACTTATGATTAGCAATATCAAACCATATGTTATCATTTACTTCTGTTAATAACTCCTCTTCAGATAGATTTTGGAGTTCAGTTAATAGGTCTAAGTACAACATAATTAGTAGTCAATGTTAGAGAGTAAGTAAGAATTAAGGTCAAAATCTTTGTTATTATTGTTATACGGATTTATGGTATTTTGTTCTTCTAAAATGTCGCAAACCTCTGTCTGTGAGGTATTCAGATAATCTTGTAATTTGTCTGAGTAAGTCATAATTAGTGATGAGGATTGTAGATAGAAAATACTATTAAAGAACTAACGATTGTTACGATTAATAGTATAGCAATTAGGTTAAACATCAGTATAACTTTACCTCCGCTTTTACATCTATTTGTTGTAACTTTGCGATTGCGTTTAGTGCCTCTTGATATGTACTAAAGGACATATATTTGCACCTGAGAGTATCAGGAAACCAGTATCGAATCGTAGTGTTCATTGTTAGTCAACCTCATAAGATAGTGGATTAAAGTATAAAGGGTTATTATAATATAACGGATTGTGATAACAGTTAATAGATCCATATTGCTGATCTTCAAAGTTATACTGCTCCTGTAATTCTTCGTACTGATTAACACTTATTGTTTGTCTCATAATGTTATCCTCCGAAGGTGAATTGTGGACTTTGAAGTAATATATCTCTCACATTTTCTCTGTCTAAAGTATCACCATCACCCCACGAATATTCGGGCATAGATGGATAACAGCACATCTGTAAGTATAACCAACTTGCCTCTAATATATCCTTCTTTGTTAAACCTTTGATCGGATAAAGTTCAGATTGTGGGTTATAGAAACTCCACACATAATCTATGAATTCTTGTAAGTTACTCATGCTAATACCTCACTTGAAATATACTGAGGTGGCATGTATTCAGAAGTAACTGAATATTTACAATCTTTAATATATTCCCTTACTTGATAATAAAACTCTTGACGAGATATTAACATTTTTTTCTGTGTATCACCTCTGAAAGATAATACTTTGAGCATACGATTTGCGATTAGATTGTTATTCATGTCCTTTACAGGATAGAAATCAACAACCATATTACCGTCTCTAGATGTAATTTCCATGATGTAATTTGAATAAGTGGATAATAAAAAAGAGGGAGAATACTTATGCACAGATTAGAGAATCTGCATCTAAAAGTATCATCCCATCTCTAAAAAGTGTGGTTTGATTGTTAAATGAAATAAACCAATCGAAGTTCTTTTGAAATACTGAACAACCGTATTTAACCTCACTAAGTATAGCATTTAATCTTGACTTAGTAGTGTTTGTAGTCCATCCGCAACTATCAACTTTAACTGCTTTAGTCTCATGGCATACAGTAGCAATACGATGACCATGTAGAAAAACAGATGAGCAGTTTGTAGAATCGTTGAACTCAACTCTGGTATTAGATGATGACCAGTCAGTTTTGTGAGTGATTGCCATGTTCATTTGCTGCTCAATCTTACGCATAATTTAAAAAGAAGTTAGAGTAAAAAGGAAGTGGAATCTCTCCCACCTTTATATAATACACCATTTTAGGGTCAGTGGGGTAAAGCTTGTGCCACTTTGTTTACTGGCACACCCTATGTAATAACAACTGTTTTTTCGATTAGTATCCATCTATTCGATAATAATCATCATTAACTCCCTTCATTTTATCTACTAATGTATCAACACAATCCCTATAATCATTGCCTTCAGTAATACATTGCTCGACATAATCTACCTCGTTATATGTTGCATTGTTCTTGTTATTTGATTCGCATTTGATATAATCACTATCCCTAACTGTACTAATATCACCCTCTAATTCTTGAGATGATATTACTTTAGGTTCTGCAAATTCACCTTCCCAACTATCAGTAACTTCCTCTAATGCGGTGAAAACATTATCAATATCTAATGACAAGTCTCCTCCTTCATTGTAATCATCATTGCCTTGAATCCATCCTTCTAGTGCATATAAAATCGAAGAGATTTCACTGCCACTCAATGTTACTTTGTGAATCGAATCTTCAAATGTCATTGTTAACCTCCTCTCCTGATTTGTTGAACTCCTTGTCAAGAATAGGTACATATAGTATGCCCTTATCTGTTAACTTTGATGTCATAGATTGAAACCATTGATTGTTAACATTGTGCTGGTCTGGTGTTAAATCATTGAAGTAACTTTCAGACCATTGTTGATAAGTTGCCATTAGAATCCTCCAGATAATCGAATCATTTGTTGATAGATCTTATGTGCTTCATATTCAGTTATATCCTCTAATATTTCATTTCCATTCTCATCTTCTGTTGTGATTAGATCACCTTCAATAACATCAACTGTATCCCTTAGAATATCAAATAGGACATCAAATTGGTCATTGGTTAGTGTTAATTGTCTCATGTTAACCACTTTTCATCGGTTGTTTCTAACAATTTACCTACCTTATAATCATATCCTTCGCAATACTCAACCTCTTCATAATGTTTGCAATGTTCAAAATCTTTTGCAATTCTCTTTGCTTCAAATGTGTAACTGTTTAATAGTTCAGTCATTAGAATTGTCCTCCGTTGTTGTTAGTGTCAAGTACAGTTTCGTTAGTTACGTTATCAACTAACTCGTCAAATAAGTCTTCATCAAAGTTATCAACTTCCTCTTTTAACTCCTCTTTAGTTAATGTAACAATGTATTCTGTAATTCCATCTTTTGCATATTGTAGCAAAGAATCCATGTCCATACCATCAACAACTAACTCAACATACTGTTCAATTAGTTTATCTTGTTGATCGTTATTTAATACTATCATTAGAATTGCCTCCAATAGAGTGAATTAAAGTCTGCTATGTTTAGATAATCATCATCATATATTTGATCCTCATCTTTATATACAGGCACTACAAATTCATCTGCAAAATATTCTGCACTTATGTTTCCAAGTTCTTCACAAGCACGTAATACGTTGCCTATTCCTACATCATCTTGATCACATTCATCAATAAGAAATGCAATGTCCTTCTCTAATTGTGATTTATCCTTCATTATACACCTCCGTTGATTGTTAGTGAATTGTTGTGAATGTGCTTGTTAATTACACACGCTTGGTGAATATTAAAGAGTTTATCATAATCAACTCCCTCCCAGTCATCCCACTCTGAAACATAGTCAGAACAGTCAAAATCACCAGTTCCGTCTATATTTTGTGGGCATGATTTGAAGTCATTGTTATCATCAACCCAGAAGATTCTCCCAAATGTTTCAGATTTAAACATGGTAATTAGTCCTCCTCATTGATAATTACATCCCATACTTTAATGTATTGGGTTAACCAGTCCTTCTGGTATTGGGTGAGTTGGTTATCACCATCATAGAGTAGATCGTCTGCACTTGCTAATTCTAATCCATTGCAATTACAGAAGTTATCTAACACTATTGTCAAGAATTGTAGCATGATAAAATGTTAGTAAGTGGACAAGAAAAAGGGGAAAGATCACATTTTAGTGACCTTATCCCATAACTGATTGAATACATCAGAACCAAAATCATCATTATACTTATCATCATAGTCTAAAGATGCAAGATCTCCAAACATTTGAGATAGTAATTGTACTTGGTCGGATGTTAACTTAAGAGTTGAATTTGACATAATAAAAAGATTTAGTGAAGTGAATTAAGGGTTGTTAGATAGAAACTTGTCCATTGCAATCTGCTGTGCCATCTTGTAAGCATCAGCATAAAATGGTGAATCTTTGTTTATACCTAACTCGTCTAATGTCTCATCAAATAATGTCTCAAAAATGACTTCATTTGCTAGAGTTGACATAAACAAATAATGCGAAAATACAAGTGGAGGGAACGGTCAAGAGGTGCTTCACCTTTCTAAGAAGGTACTAACTCGTTCCCCTCCACTCTTATATAATACACGATTTTAGGGTCAAATGGGGGATTAGTGGACAGTTTGTGAACTGTCACAAGCTTTGTTTATACTTTTGTCCCTTAATATAGGATAGTCGATGTTATTGAACTTTGGAAATCTATAGTTATGATCTATAACTATTTGACGGTAAAATTCCTCATCCCATTGATACTCAGTCATCTTTTTATCCTCGGTACTTCTATTGTCCATGAAGGATTAACTATGCTAACTAACTCAAACTGTTTCTTGAATTGTTTCTCTCTTTCTTTCTTTTCCTTCTCCATTGTTAACTCAATCGTTTCAATAGTTGTACTTGGATTCTTTTCTTTTATACCCAAATATTCTAGGATAGATTCATCTATCATCTGAAATATCGTATCAAATGTTAAAGTTTCTCTCAAATTTACTGCAATTCGATCTATATCACCTTTGTCTAAGTATTCACCCTTGTTTACTTTCTCTGAGTAATCATCATACTGTGAAATAAGTTTTGCCCTAATCTCGACTAATTCATTTAAGTTAATCGTGATCTTTACATCATCATAAATTGCCATAGTGAGTTAATCTCCAGAGTAAACACCATCTTTGTTGGTTAAATCTATTCTTGCAAAACAACAATATTCTTTAATATGTTCTCTCATTTCTGTATACATTGCAGCATAATCCCATTTCTTCTTTATATCAATGGAAATCATTTCTATCTCATCAGATGTTAACTTAGGATAGAATTGTTCTACTGCTTCAGTAATATTAATACTGAGTAAATGCTCTCTGTTAATTTTCATTTAACCTCTACACTCCAATCATACTTTTCTACACTTTCTCTGCAACACATACAAACTATTGCTGACCATGAAAAATGATAAACTTTAGATGTTTGTGAACATTTAGGACACTTAATCCATTTACCTGACCTACCACTTCTAGTGTGAGAAGTGATAGGTTTAAATGTTAATGTAGTCATCAGATTACCTCAAGTAAAGATAACCACCTGCCCAACCTGTAAATGTTGGATCATGTAATTGCTCACGTTGATTGATAATTCTCATATCATAACGAACATATTTAGCAGGAGAATTGTAAGATGCTGGTTTGTAAACTTCACCAGTATTCTTATCAACAAATGCGTGAACACTTCCTTCTCTCCACTCATTACGATCTTGGAATGTATCGAATTCACGTTGCATGATCTTGTAATACTTGCGACCATTCTTGATAACAAAATTACTAAGATTAGCAGTGCCATTCTTTACATCTTCTAACCTTCTTTTAGAATAGTCAGAATCAGATCCAGCAAACATTCTAATTGAATGTTGCTTATAGTTCTCTGTTAATGAATCACAATAGGATTGTGTCCATTCCAGAATTCTTTCAGTTAAAGATGCCATAGTGGTAAAATCCCTTGTACTCTTCTATTATAACGGTTACAGACGATTTTAGGGGCATTAGGGGACACTTTTTAAACTGTCACACATTTCTCTATACATAGTGCCTTCAATCTGATATGCTTGAGATTCTCTTATCCCCTCATCTTTGATGCCAAAAATGTCTTGAACTACATGGGTAAATTCGTGGAATAATGTTCTAAAATGCTCCTCATATCCTAGAGCATTATGTATAGTAACTAACCATGAATCTTCATCCACTCGTTCACACCAACCAAGTACATTATCCTCGGTTAAGTCACAATAATGTACCTCAATTTCCTTGTTGCTGAATGTATCTCCAGAGTGATGATTACAGAAGTATTTGTAAGCATCAAAGGCAATATAGGAGCAATACTTATCACCTGATGTGCAAATAGTCATTGTTAGAAATCCAAGTAAGATTGATCTGCTTGATTGTAAAATACAGATAGATTTGTAGGTGGTAGAGTAACACTTATTTCAGGTAAATTACACTCATAGTAATCACCTTCATTCAGTCTAATCATAGCACCATCCGCACCTTCTGTATATAAACTTCTTGCGTGTTCATCATTAACAACCACAACTCTTCGTGCTGTTAAATCTATAACAAGCAAGTAATCGTATGTACTAATTTGTTTAAAGTCCTCTACTGTTTTAGTCTCACTAAGAAAAGATTTAACCTTAAACTTCTTAGTTGCTTTAGGATCTTTCCTCTTATAGAATAAGTTCTTACCCATCTTTAACTCTACTTTCTTATCATCAAATAAGAAATCGTATCCATTCTTATCAACTCGTTCCAAATTAGAGAACTTATCTATAGCTTTCTCTACCATAGTTGCCCTTGCAAAGTTATCAGCATTTGATGTAAATCCTTTATCTGAGTATAAAGAATCAACTACACCAAATACCTTGTTCCAATTAACATTTTGCTCTAGATGTTGTGTAAATGTATTCATGGTCTTTGAATTAGAAAGTTTGCTCTAGAAAATACATCCCTATCTACAATCTTATATGAACCAAATTCGTTGTGAAGAACATAACCTTCATGCCCAACATCTTCACCATTGATATAACATTCTACATTATCTTCAACCATAATGTAATCTAACATCTGCATCTTGATTGTTGATACTAACTTCCACAATCTGAGGACATTTATATCAACATGATTGTAATCTGCGAGTGCGTGTAATACTAGATCATCTAATTCTACACCCTCTTTGATACATCTATTAAGATGTTTCTTAACTCGTGCAACAATAGTTCTATCGGGGAACTCACATAGTGTTGCAATCTGCTTTGCAAAGTTACATTTAGTGGTGATACTATCAACATCTAAATCTATCTCTGCTTCTGGTTCTATCCATTTAACATACTCATTGTCTGCCCAATTAAACTCAAAAGGTTTAACAACTGCGTTCCTCAAATCATTATGTGCCTCATAATAAGTATGTGGTGCAATAATAATAGGTTGATCAATAACTTTACTGAAAGCGTATGCAATTAGGTTGGGTTGATATACATTATCACCACCAAATCCTATAAAGTCACCTTGATAAATGCCATCCAAAAATGGTAAATTGTCATAACATTCATGTAGAATTCTTGCTACTTTACCAGAGTGGTTAGTATCAATATCCTCATGCGATTCATTGATCTTAATTTTAACTTTGTTGAATACAGATTTAGTACCAACAAAGAAATTGCCAGTGGCAGGATTAGTACCCCAAACTATTGCTGGAGAACCATCAATCTTAACTGATATTTTAGAATCAGCAGTGAACCAGTTTAATACACTTAGATCACCACTTAATACCAAATCTTCAGGGTGTTCCATGTGTGTGTTTTTCATACTATTATTATAAACTAAAAAACCCCCGAATGGGGGTTGTGTGTGCCAGTTCTAAAACTGGTTGTTGATAAGTCTTTTTGTGAAATCTTCAAGATATAATAGAGGGAGTAAGATTAACTCTAGTCCATCTAATTCTCTTACAGATCTTCTTACTTTCTTTTCAACATTTTTAACTGGTGTTTCTGTCACTTTAACTGCCTCAATCTGTGTAATCTTATTTACACTTTTTGCTGGAGTTACAGTGGTTTTCTTAACAACAGTTCTAGGTGTTTTCTTAGCAGTTGTAGATTTAACTGCTGAAGTTCTTCTCCTAGTTGCCATAAGTAACAAAAATGCAAGTGTGTAATGTGGGACTTACAGGACGTAATTTCTCTGCTGAACAGAGACAACCATAGATCCTTGCCCAAATGGTGAGGGAAAACAAAACTGAGGGGAAGTCAATTACCTCAACAGTCATTTCTCTGCTTCTTATCATCTATCCTAACGGTATTTTTTACGATATGCGTGATGCAGTGACCAACCGTAACATAATTAAGATGAATGTCAGAGTAGTTGAGAACCTCGTTTGTTTTCCACATTTATATAATACATGATTTTGGTGGCAGTGGGGTAAAGCGTGTGCCACTTTGTTGACTGTCCTAATAGTCAGGATGTCTTCCCTCTTGCGATTTATAACCATCTGCCATATTATATTCTCTTCTATTCTTTACATATTCCAACTCATTCCAGTTCTCTTTATTACATATTAGCAAGCAATGTATGTTCTTATGTCTCATTGGTTTACCAGAAGTATAAACACAATCTTTCTTTGGATATACATGAATCTCTATAGTTATATACTGTGAAATTGAGTTCCACCCTTGCTTTATACGCTTTTCATTATCTACAGGTTCACCCTTAAAATATACCCACCCCTCGTCTATATCTCCATTTGGTTTTCTCCAAATAACATAATCATCAACTTTTGGTTCATACATTAGTATCAATTAGTAGGGTGAATTAGTCTTCAATAATATACTCGTGTTCTTCAAACCATGAGTATAGGTTTAAAGATAAACTGAAACTATCTTCATCATTAATATTATATTCTTCAACCAACTGGTCAACCATACGTTCAATATCTGATGTTTTTATACTCTTCACATTGAAAGATCGTGTACTCATTGTTATATATTATCAGTAGAATCTTTCATAATCATCACTAACTTGTACTTCAATAGTATCAAAGATTCTATTCAATGATCTAGCAAAAGTTCTATATCCAGATCCAACATATAATTGACCAGCAACTACAGAGAAGGTTGCAATTCCCCAGAATAAGTAATAGAATCTTGACTTAACTTGATTTCTTATTTTGTCTTTAGTAATCATAATCTTTGTTGCGAAGTATGTAATAATTGTCAGTAATTGATGACAAAATGAATAAATAGTGGTATATTATGAATTAAATTCAATCGGAGTTTAAAATGCACAACTTAATGTCACATAATCAGTTAGAAGGTTGGAGATCTAATGTTACTCAATTAGAGGAGACAACAGATTACCAGAATCAGTTACTCAATGATTACTTTAATTGTCTCATTGAATGTGAAGATGATCAATCAAGTTGCAAACGAGTCTGCAAGGATATGCTCACTTAACGAATGAATCAAATTAAATATACCAACAACCCTCTATGAAAATAGGGGGTTTTATATTGCATAGTATATCACAAAAGCTTTGTAATATCAACTGGTACACGTTCACCTATTAACTTATTGTAATCTTCATGCAGTTCACATCCAATATAATACCGACCCAAACTCCTTGCTACTGCTGCGGTTGTGCCACTTCCCATAAATGGATCAAGCACAATATCATTCTTCTCACTACCTGCTAATATACATGGTTTAATTAACTCTTCAGGATAAGTTGCAAAATGAGCACCTTTATATGGTTTCTTGTTTATACTCCATACACTACGTTTATTCCTCTTTGAGTATGATTTAGTGAGTCCAGAATGAGGTTGTAAACCTGTACCTTCATTGTGATATTTGCCGTTAGTTCTATCTCTTGTACCCCAATCTTGTGCTGGTTCTTTTATACTTTCATTGTCATAATAATAATATTTACTCTTACTTAAGAGGAAGATATATTCATGTGATTTAGTACATCTATCCTTCACACTTTCTGGCATTGGGTTAGGTTTATGCCATATAATATCTTGTCTTAAATACCATCCATCTGCTCTTAATGCAAATGCTAACATCCAAGGTATTCCAATTAAATCTTTATCTTTATATCCTACAAGTTTATTACTCCTACGAGGTGTAGTCTTTGGTAGATCTTGTCTACTATTTGTAAATGTTTGTTTAGGTATGCAACCATCTTTCCTATAATTATAATAACTATCACCAATATTCAACCACAATGTACCATCATCAGTAAGACAATCTCTTACTAACCTGAATACATTTACCATCTCTTCAATATATTCTTCTGGTGATTGTTCCTGTCCTATTTGATTATCCTCACCACCATAATCACGAAGACCATAGTAAGGTGGAGATGTCACACAGCACCTAGCTTTTTCATCGAATTGTTTAAGTGTCTCTCGACAATCACCAAATAGTATTGTATCCTTCATCGTGTAATTACAGAAATTGCTGGTTCACCCTGATTGAAAATAGTATCAACAACTGCCTCAACTTTGCGTGATGTAGATATACCAACTCTATCATATACTGGTACAGAAATCAACCCATAAGTCTTAGTATCATTTCCCTTTCTTATTACTCTACCAATAGTTTGACTGATACCAATGTAATCCATGTTTCTTAAGAATACTGCTGCTTCTAATCCTTTGACATTGATGCCCTCAGATAATATACTATGATGTAATACAACGAACTTCTTAGTATCATCATTACCCCACTCATTAAGTGTAGTAAAGAACTCATCACGATCTACTTTCTTACCATTGATAACACCACCAGTTTTAGCAGTTATATACATCCAGTCATAACCACGAGCATTAAGTTCAATGCAGAAGTCAGATTGAGATACTAGATTAACAATCTGTTTGGTAGATCTAGCACAGACTAATACTTTATCAATATCAATATCATCTATAGTTGATATAACATGGTCACAATCATGCTCATGTTTGAATCTACTATCTTCTACTACATCTATCTTCTTGATCTTAACTTTAGGTGGTAATATATGTCCTTCATCTACCAACTGAGGTGCTGGTACGTTGACTATAACTTTACCATAGATGTCCTCATCATTCATCCCTATCTTAAAAGGAGTCTTAGAATGTTTGGGTGTAGCAGTAAAGAAATAGCAACGATTAGCATACATTGAAAAGAACTCAGTTGGTTCAACAAAGTTCTTCTGAACACTATTATGTGCTTCATCGAAGTATATTGCATCCACCTGAATATTACTTTCTTGTACTCTATGTAATGAATGATATGTTGTGAATATCAATACATTATCTGTATTATTATTAACCCAATAATCTATCTCGTCTGCTTTAGTTGTGCTTTTGTGATGTGTCTCTCCTGAGTGAACATGAAGTACATCTACATTATCAATTAGTTCTAAGAAATCTTCACATAATTGCTGTGCTAATAGTATGCGAGGTGCAACAATTACAATAGTCTTAGGTAAACTACTTGCAAATTGTATCTTAGCATCCTCAATCATACACATTGTTTTACCACCACCAGTGGGAACAATCACCTGACCTTTAGATTGTAACTGCATTACATCTAAAGCATCCTGTTGATGTAATCGTAGTTTAATCAATACATTTAATTCTCAATACATGTATTATAACAGAAAATCTTGGATTATGAAAGAGCGTGTGACAGTTCTCGAAGTGCCACCATCTTAGTGAACAGTCCTTCCATATTATAAAATAACTTATAATTCTCTGTTGTAACGTAATGACCCATGATGTCATTACCATCACAATGCCATCCGTATGCTTGAACCTGTTCCTCTATACCATCTATTCTCATTTTCTTACTACCGTCTAAGTAAGAATGGTATCGTTCGTCTAAGTTAATCATAGTTCTATGGTGGAGTGTGTTGATATTATAACATAAGATATGTATTATATCTATAAACTTAATTATCTCTTTAGACTTGAGTAATCATTCGATATATTTACGAGGGTTGTGCATCTTCTTAGTCATATCAACAACATAGTCTCTAATTTCCATCAACTCGTCATAACATTGTTGGTTATGAGCGCATGATCTGAGATGATTATCAGGTTTCAACAACGATTCTAAAAAAATAGAATGTGCAGCATCCCACTTCTCAAACGAAGTCAGTTTCTTTTCTAATGTGTTTTGATCCTTCATGTGATTCAGAATGTAAGTTTAGTTATTTAACAACTTCCCAGTTGTCATCTCCACTCTCAAAGATCTCGAAAGAATACCTACGAGATATAGATGCAAGCACAACCTTACCATGCTCACGCTTTACTACACGACATGAATGTAGACGATCCATGTCATTATTAAACCTATCCTCTGCAACAGGAGACTTGGGTTTAACACATAAAAATTCTGATTTCATCAATAAACGAATGTAATGGCGGACTGAGTTAGACGTACACCCCAATTCATAAAAATGAGGAACGTGGTGACAAATAGTAGTTTGTCCGATAACGAATATTTCATCAATGGAAATTATTTGATGGACTTATTATAACACAGATATTGCCGAGTTAACGAATGGTGTGACAGTTCTTAAACTGTCCTATGCATGGGCGTAGTAGATGTATTTGTCATTATTGTAATTGTAATGTAAGTACCCAACTTTTAACTGGAAGCCTGTAGAAGACGGCTCAACATAAACTTCAGAAGGAGTGCTTTGTGCATCATCATCATTTAACTTCAAAAGCTTATTACTGGAACTTGATAAACCTCTAACTGTGTCAAGAATATACCAATCTCCATCACCAGAAACACGCTTAATCATAATTAGTCTTGGAGCAAAACCTGTTGTTATAACTGGACCAGTAGTTGATCCATTTCCTGTATATACACCAACCTTGCTGATTTTGTCTATGCTGGCGAACAACAACGCCATTATAGATTCACCACTTTGATTTGTACTATAAGTATCACCTACCCTGAAATGAGTGCTGTTCGGATGAGTGTGATCCCAAGTACCACTCATACTAAAGTTAGCTTGATCAGTTGTATTTAATTCTAAAGTTGGTGGATTATTTCCATAATTATCTGGATCACTACCATAAACTGACAGGTGAGTTATTCCACTTACATATACCATCCAATCTGCTCCACCTCCAGCAGTTCTTGTTCTGTTCTTCAACCACATCATATTCGGGGCAACCCCTAGGCTATGCCTAATATCACGACCCTGAACACCGTCACCTGTGAAATTAACCACATCCATGCCAGCACCTCGTTTCCATAACCAACCAAATCTTATACCTGAACCACTTGCATAACTACTCATACCACTTTGATAATCAAATACTTGATATGTATTAGCAGATTCAGCAGCCTTTGTATTAGGTGTTAGTTTCTTTCCAGATATTAATCTTGCAGTAGCGTTCCAATCTACAGCTTGTGTTGCAAAATTACTATTCTTTTGAAGACTAAAATCTACAACATGGTTATTAGATTTAAACATTGGAGCGTTTACACTTCCGTAAACTGGAGTAAAGACCTGATTACCAAGTTCGGGAGGCTTGCCAACGTATCCATCTGGTCTTCTTATGGCTGTAAATGAGTATGTTTCTGCTGAATTGTTCCAATGTGTTCCTGTAGATATAACCTTGAAGCCTGTAGAGGTAAATTCAATTACATCAGCCGACCCCTCTACATCACCTCCATTTGCTTTTAGATATTCGTCATTTCCGTTAGTTACAACTCCTCTCATTGAATCCATAATATACCAATCACCTGTTCGACTTATAGCTTTTATCATTAACCAAGACGGCTCCCACCCGACATTAACTTCTAAGCCTGCGGAACCTGATCCTTTATAACTACCGCACTTAATTACGTTTTGATCCTCTTCCTCACCAAATTTATATCCAGCTGGATCGTCGAAGGGACTATCTGTGCTTGCTGTTTGATTACCAGACCCACTAGCTGCTAGTACAGCAGGAGAAACAGTGTATCCAGTAACACTGGAATTATTACAACATAAAAGTTTAGTATTAGTTATGTTTGTTAATGGCTCATAAGGTGGTCTAAATCCTGATGTATAAACTGCTGTTCCTTTTACAAATCTAAGATTAGATATTTTCCCATTAAAACCATAAGCATTTGAACCACTATTGTATGAACCTATACTTGGGTAGTATCCATCAAGTCCAGCGACAGTAACATTATGCGTTGCACTATAAAATTGAGTGCCATTAAGAAATAATCTCCATGTATTCCCAGATCTAGTAACAGCTACATGATTCCAAGTACCGTCAGCTATGGACGGAGATGTCACATTATTAATAAACCAATTATTTCCTGTATCTTTAAAGAATATACCAATTGCATTTCCAGTAACATTATGCTGGAATTGAACTGGGTTACCAAACGAAAGGAAGTTTCTATTAGCAGATGTCACACCATCAGAGTTAATCCAAAGTTCAAGTGTAAAATCACTAGAACCCATTTCTAAGTCTGTACTGCTTGATTGTACGTTTAAATAATTTCCTGATCCTCCAATAAAATTAACTGATCTTGCAGTCGCAGCAGTGCTTTCTCCACCTCCGAATAGGTAGGCAATAAAAGTACCACCTGAAGTATTAACATAACCATTGTTGCCTTCTACAGTAAATGTTGTACTGGTGGGACTTGTAGAGTTCCAAGGTGACCCAGTACCAATTGCACTAGTTGTGTTTAATTTTCCATATTTTGCAGCTCCACCTTCTCTGTGATAAACCATCCAATCACCACTAGAGTCTGTTCTCTTCACAATAATTAGACCTGGGACACAACCAAGATCGTGAGACAAAGTTTGAGCACTATTTGATCCTGAATATTCTTTTATTGTGAAAAACCCTTTTGCCTTGCGGAATGACCATGAGGTATAATCCATATCCAAAACATTTCCACCAGCAGATCTATAAGCAAGATCAAATCCATTTGAATTAAATTGTTCTAATTCAGAAGAAGTTGAACCTCCTTGTGCGCCAGAACCATCTGATTTAAGTAAGTATCCAGCACCTCTAACAGTATCAACTAACTCGTGCATAGATTCAGATGTTCTGCTTTTTATCCATACCAGACCTCCTTTACCTGCCAAATCTATTCCATTAGTAATAGTATGTCCTGCTGTTTGATTTCCTGTATATAAAAACGTCGAGAAAATATCGTCAAGATATGTTTTTTTAGCTACAGCACCACCAAATGCTAATCCAGTTCCTCCTCCACCCATACCAGTCAATCCAAGGAACGGAGATTGTTTAATGTTACTCATGATATTTACGCAGAAGTTTTAGAAAGATTACCTATTACGGTGAAGTCAGTTGTTCCAGCACCTGTTTTAATGATTGTATACGAATATATGTCTACTCCCGAACCACCACCAGCAGCAGGTACTTCCCCTCCTATCCAGTTCTCTGTGGTTGCTGCACCTTCTATGGTTAACTGTGCTGAATATCCACCAGCAGCAGCAGTTGTGATGATTGTAACCACCATTGTATCACCAGTAGACATGATGGTATTGATACCAGCACTTGCAGTGATGTTAGGTGTAGATGTTGTTGTCTCAGTAGTGGTAAAGTAATGAACCATACCATTATCTAAGTTGATATTCTGGTTGTCACTTAACTTACCAGCAGTTATCTTTACTTTCTCAGTTAACGAAGAGTTTGAAAATTTAAATGCAGAATCGTTTGTAATAGTTAATGATGTGCCACCCTGACCACCGATGTATGTATCAGTACCTTCATAATTCCATAAAAATCCTTTTTCACTACTATCTAAACCAACACTAAAGCCGTCTCCTGATGCTCCTCCTGTTGTTGTATTTTGGAATTGTACTTGTGTTTGTCCACTTGAATTTTCATAAAGAACAAAAGCTCTTTGTGGATTATTAGTTCCGATCCCGATTTTTCCATCATTTACAACACGAACTCTTTCAGTTCCTTCTGTTGATACTTTAAAATGACCATCAGAACCAGTATCAACTACCTCTGCTGTTGTATTACCTTCTTCAATTTTATCTATTCCTGTCAGTCCTGATCCAGCACCACTAAAGCTTGTAGCAGTAACAACACCAGTTACAGTCAATCCTGTATTAATTCCTACTCCACCCTTCTGATCATCATACTTAATAGTTACATTAGAAGGACCATATATCTCTATACCTGAACCATCCTGAGTCGCAGATGTAGGAGTAGCAGTTGAAGCGATACCAACTGTCTTATCCTTTACATCAAGTGTGTCAGAATTAATAATTGTCTGACTTCCCTGAACAGTTAAATCGCCAGAAAGTATTAAGTTTGTTCCAGTAGCATTAGTTGCTAATGCTCCATCAAACTTAGTTGCAGTAACAACACCAGTTACATTAAAACCACTTGGTAAATTAGCAACTAATTGGGTCTTTGTCTGGCTCATTTTCTATTACTTTCTAGTTATTTAGCTTATTTAATAAGGAGTTTAGTACTATCTATTGCTACTCCAGCAACAGGAGCAGATGGTGTTGGTAAGTTATTGTCTATAAACGAAACGAGTCCACCATCACCTTGAGCATAATATTTTGATCCTGTAGTAAAACCAACCTGACCAGAAACGACTGTACCGACTGCCTTCACATTGACAGTTTGACCATTAGTATAAGCAGCATCAGAGTAACCAACATAATTTGTACCATCACCATTAAGAGTAGAATTTCTAAGTGCTTCTACTTTGGCATATGCGTTCAGAGGGGTCTCAATCGCACCAGAAATAATTATAGAATTGCCTCCCTGTACTAATGATATCATACCACCGTACCCACTAGTAAGAACTTTTTCATCAGTCCAAGTCATCACTTCAGGATCTGAAGAATCTGCTGGATTTATCTTTCCACGATAATAATATAGTTTTGTGATACTAGATGTTCTGTAAGACATTAAAACATATGATTTATTATATGGATCATAAGCTAAGAAGTTACCACCATGTAGATTGGTTGCATCCTGTCTTATTCCAGTAGGTTCACCCCATGTTATGCTAGTAGCACTCACATATTTTCCTACAATAGATTGTATTTCATTTGTGTTATAATTATATGAAGTAAGAACAATCCTTTCTCTCTCTTCATTATAGTGCATATTAAATCTATTCTGATTAGTATTATAATAGATCTTACCAGCACTTACTATTGATATAGATGATCCACTTACTGTACCAATATATGCCCAAGCATTATTACTTTGACCTGCATCATAACCAAGACCTAAAATAACTTTATTGTTCTTAGTATCATAGGTAACTCCTGGAGCATAAGAGTTAGAGCCAGCGACTTGTACTCCAGTTCCATATGATAGACCTGTTCCACTAATTGCAACCATATAAACGTTTGCAACATTACTACTATTCTTGAAATGAACAACTATTTGATTAGTATCAGGATCCATACAGCACTCAATTCCCTCTATGGTTCCAGAAGATAATTGTGCTATAGAACCAAATGAAGGTGTTGTACCACTTACTGAAATAACTTTTCCAGCGAGATTACTACTATTTCTCCAGAATACAACAAATTTATCAGAGTTTGGATCATAGACTCCTCTAACATACCCATCCATATTACCACCTGTTTCAAATGCTGCCCAAGCACCCCATGTTATAGTAGTTCCACTTATTGTTCCCACTGCACAATGACCAGTGCTATCAGAAGTCCTCCTTGCTAGAGCAACTACTTTACCATTTCCATATACAAGCTCACCAGATCCAGCAACTAAATCTGTTGATCCAATTTTTGCATATGGTCCCCATTCTGCTTTAGTTCCTGTAATGACACCAACTTTACCATCAGGAAGAATAGCAAGAGAACGATTTGCAGGTATTGTGCCAGAAGCAGTTGCAGTAAATCCAGTTACACCAGTTAATCCAGATCCATCACCACTAAAGCTTGTAGCAGTAACGAAACCAGTTACACTTAATCCTGTATTAATTCCTATTCCACCTTTCTGTCCACTATATGTCAACGTAACATTAGAAGGTCCATATATCTCTATACCTGCACCATCCTGTGTCAGTGCCGTTGGGTTTGCTGTTGACGCAATACCAACTGTCTTATCCTTTACATCAAGTATATCACTATTAATTACAGTCTGCGTTCCCTCCACTACCATGTCACCATAGACATTTAGTGTGCTGCCAGCAGCAACTCGCATCCCATTAGGAAAGGTCGGTCCTAATGTAGAACCTGTCCTGTCTTTAATGTTGTCAACGTTTAACTGAGACATCTTATTACTTTTTAGTTATTTATAGAAGTTGATTCAAGTCTTAATGATCAAATTAGTTGTTGATAATGCGATACCAGCAGAAATATACCCATATTTTCCTTCTGGGTCATTAAAGAACTGTCCACTTAAAGAAGGAGTATTAGTTAACGAAGCATCAGGTAATACATAATATTTTTTTGAAGTCGATAATCCTACCTGATTAGTGTCTATTGCACCAGCAATCTTAATAGTTGCTGTCTGACCATCAGTATAGGAAGCTTTGGAGAATCCTAAGAAATTTTCTGACGTTAAATTAGTATCTTGAGTTGAAGATGCCCATACAGCACCAAGTTTTGCACTTGTTTCTCCTGGCTTATAATAATAGGGGAATCCAGCAAAGACTTTCTTCCCTGTAGGATCAAATGCCATACTACTAAAATATGCCATAGGATAAGATCCTGCAAAACCAACTGGAGTTGTAGCCGCAACTCTTTCATATCCACCAAAACTATTACCAATACCCAAAACACCTGATGAATTCTCTATATCTCCACTTATTATCTTAGCTCTGACCAATCTTGCTGCTTGATAGGATTCTCCTCTATAAATGATATACATTTCATTATTTACAGTATCAAATGTGCTTGACACATATTCTCCCTTGACATCTTCTATTAGTTTGACTGATTGTACTCTAAACAATCCTTGTGTGCCACCACTAGCATTAACTGGAATACCAGTGGCAATCATTAAACCTCTTTCAGGAGAAGTGTTCTCTGCTTCAGACATCCAAGCAATCATCATTTTCTCATTTACAGGATCATATTCTATACAAGGATAGGCTTGTTGGTTGTTTCCGTTAGTTACTTGAACCGCATCCCCTTTAGTAATAGTTGTTCCAGATACAACTATGGTTATAGTCTGTAATTGACCAGCAGAATTATACCAAACAATTACACCAGTATCACTCGCAGTGTGCCAAGCACCATCCATAAAATTTGGAACTCCTCCTTGTAATTCGATTTGAGTACCAAACGTTACACTTGTGCCACTTATTGTACCACAAATAGCATCAGTACCACTAGAACCATTTTTTAATCCAATTATAAATTTATTTGTATTACCAACATTAAATAAAGCAAATTGAGCAAAAGTGTTGGCAGTAGTAAATGTAACTATACTACCAAACGATATGGATGTCCCACTCACTGTTCCAATCACGCACTTTCCCCTTTGATTATCACCAGAATCAGAATTAATTATAACTACTTTACCAGTATTAGAATTAAAGATAACTCTAGGATAATAGGGTTCACCATCTTCAAATTCTACAGCAGTTCCCCATGATATACTCGTTCCTGTAACTGTACCAACCCTTGCACTTCCCTTACCAGAATCTCTATATACAATAATTACTTTATTATTTGTAGTGTCATATGCAAGATCACACCAACTACTGTTAGCAGTAGCAAAGTCATTCTTATCTCCAAATCCCAAATTTGTACCAGTAACAATACCTGCTTTACCGTCAGTTGTAACAACAACTGCTTTACCAGCACCTATTGAACCTGAAGCAACTATGTCTATTGTTGGTTCTGCCTTTACTCCAGTTAAGTTAGAAGCATCAAGAGATGGTAATGCACCACTCAACTTTGATGAAGATACAGTACCCAATCTCGCATCAGCTATCGTACCAGTCAATCCAGCAGCGGGTAAAGCACCACTAAAGGTAGTAGCAGTTACAACACCAGTTACATTTGCACCATGAGGAAAAGATGGTGAACTTGCACCCGACTGAGATCTTATGTTGTCAACTCTAATTTCAGACATCTGCTCTACTTTTTAGGTATTTATAGGACTATGAATGTGCATAATAAATGTATCGGTAACCATCTTGATTTACATCACTGTTAGTGCTTATTAGTTTAAATGTTGTATCAGTAACCTCATAAAGTGCAGCATTGCTAACTTGAACCATCTGAACATTAAGGTAAATATACCAAGTGTTACCACTAGTATTTTCTCTATAAGAATCAAAAAGCATCCAGTTACCAGGATGACTCGAACACTTAATGATGAGGACTCTGGGTTTAAATCCTAGTGTTATTTCAGGACCAGTAGTACTTCCATTTCCAATGTACGATCCAAGTTTTGATACTCCAGTAACACTTCTGAATAATAAAGCTTGCATATAGTGTGCTTCAGCTAAATTATTAGCACCATTTTGTACATTAATATTACCACCAATAGTGAAATGAGTGCTTGTAGGAGCTGTTCCATTCCAAACAGAATTCCACGCAGAACCAGTGTTATCCCAATCTTGAGTTTCATTCAACTTTCCCCAATAATTTTCAGGAGTACCAGTACCATCAACAGCTTGAGAATACTTATGATAAACTGCCCAATGATTACCAGATGCATAATCTAAATTCTTAACAATCACCATTTCTGGTTCTCCACCCAAATTGTGCTGAATAGATTTTGGTTTATCTAATGCACCTATATGACCATTAAGACCACCAGGATATATAAGTGATTGAAAATCTCTACCATTCTTCCACATCCATGATTGATGTAAATCACCTGTACCTGAATTTGTTCTCCAACCAATGTTTGATTTCCAATCAAATGATGTATCCACACCACCATGAGTATAATTGTAAGCTGTATACCCAACCATACCATCACCCCATTCTCTCGAACCCACCATTATTTGGTCATTTGAAGCAGGTTCTCTAAACCATGCATGATCAACAGGGAAACCCCTAGTAAATCCTGGTGAAGTGGTCAACCCCGCTCTCATAGCACCATAATATTCTGGACTATATGCAGGAATATAGTCTTGCTCTCCACCTTTTGATAAACCAAATGTTTTAAATCCATCAGTATGTGTTTTCTCAAGTGCTCCATCTGCACCACGAATAGCCATCCAAACTATATCATCATTAGTACCAGAAAGGGTGGTAGATTGTCCAGGAAACGCTCCTCTTTCATATGGCCAACCATAATTTCCTGGTCCTTGTTCATCTTGAGATAGATTAGCAGCCAGATATCTATTGGTAGTATGATGCCATCCTCTCATAGTATCCATAATGATCCAATCACCAGTAGCGTTTGTTTTCTTTGTCAATATCCATTGAGGTTTAAATCCAATGTCATCAATCATTGATAGACCAGAATTAGCATCAGATTTGTATACTCCACACTTAATAATTTCTTGATCACGATTCAATCCAAATTTCTGTGAATTTGGATCTGTAAATGGAGAACATTTACCTCCTCTATTAGCCTGAACTTGACCAGGCATTGGATCCTTAAGGTATACCCCATCAACATCAATCGCATAAAATGCAGTTGATCCAGCTACAGTAAAAGTAATAGAAGAAACAGTTGTTTCACTCGATACAACATCATACCATGTTTGAGCTTGATACTCTTGACTTTGACTAGATCCACCATTAACTTGCCAAGTCAGAGTTGCAGAACCACCACGAGACATATTAAACCTAATACTACTTGCAGTTATAGCAGGACTAAATGTAAGAGTTTGAGTGCCACTCTGACCATCTGCATAACTGGTGGTAGTTCCATCAAATATAGCATGTTTTGATGTGACAGTTCCTGAATATTTGGTAGACCATATAGTTCCATCATTTATCGTACCAGCAACAATATTAGGAGAAACAACTGCACCATTTACATTGGATGCATCAGTGAGACATAGAATCTTAACGTTTGATGGTATCGCACCTTGACTGGTTGTTGTTAGTGTTCTAGTGGGTGGTTTAAAATCAGCAGTATATAATGCTTGACCTTTAGTATATCTAAAATTACTCACCATTCCATCAAACATATTAGAAGTTGCGAAAGCTCCACCAATCAATACATATATGTTTTCATAGTCATAGGTATCAGAATAACCTTGAGATGCATCACTAAATTGTTGAAGTCTTCCATTAATATACAATTTAAGAACATTCGACTCTTTCACGATAGCAGCATGATACCACTGATTTAAAAGGAAATTGCCAGGTTCTTTTGTTTTAATTTCACTACTACCTCTATTCGCACCAAACACAAACACCTGATCATCACTATTCCAATTATATCCTAGTGTTATACTTCTACCTTTATTAGTTTCAAATTGAGCATCTTTACCAAGTGAGAATATTCCACCTTGAGTTTGAGATTCCGCTCTAAAGAAACATTCAGCAGTAAAATCACCTGTTCCTGCCATTAAATCAGTAGATGCTATTCCATTACCAAGTCTTTTAGAACCACTGGCATTAAAATATCCACATCCTGCATTTGGATCTGGTCCTCCTCCAAAAATATAAGCGATATATGTTGCACCGTTCTTATTTACTCTATCATTATTACCAACTTGGAATTGAGTGGTAGTAGGATAGAAACCATTCCAATAATCACTAGTTGATTGAGCTGCATCAGTTGCATTTAATCTCAATTGTTTAGCAGGAGCATCATTATTAGCAGTTGCAAGACCTGAGTGATAGACTGCCCAATCTTGTGATTCAGAAGTACACTTGACCATAATGACGCCAGGAATCGCTTTCAGATTATGAGCGATCGTCTGAGTGGAAGAATTATTTCCAGTGTATTCAATTATATCAAAGAAACCTTCACTCTTCTTCCAACTATATGATACAATTTTATGTCCACTCGTGTTGACAAGACCAGACGTACCAAGAGTAAATCCATCTCTATTAAAAGATTTTAATGTATTTGTTTCGTTACCTGCTTGTGAAGCACCATCTGAGTACAATTGTTTGAGTGGTCCTCGAACCGTATCATATAACATATGACTATATCCACTATTACCATAATCTTTTATCCATACCATTCCACCATCACCGTCTGCACCAGTCTCAGGTCCGAACGATGTATCAACAAATGGTCCTTGTGTTGCTGTATTTGTATCTCCAGTTATATTACGTGGAACAAAGTCACCACCAGTTCCCAAGTTCTTGCCAGGTCCAGCAGTCACATCATTCATTGGAAGATAAATGATCGGATTCAATGATGCTAAGTTAGTTACAGGTTGACCAGCAGCAGTTCTGAATAACCTACGATTTGATTCTGTGCTTAAATTCCTATATGTATGATCGAGATATAAATGAGCCATCCAACCTTGGAGACTAGAACCAGCAGCGTTAGCCATATTAGTTCCAATTCTATGTGTTTCTGTGCCACTGGGAGCAAAATTTATATTTTGATTACTATAAACATCCCAAGATAGTGAACTGGTTTTATTAACACCATCAACATAAACATATCTATATGAAGTACTAGACATATCAATGGATATTAAAACATGATGCCATTGTCCTTCAGTCAAGAAATAAGGACTACCTGAATATGCATCCAACAATCTTGTATTACTATTAGGTTCCCAAGCATTAAGATAAATTGTTCCATTAGCACCAATTCCAATTTCAAATGCAGTTCCAGAATAATCAGATCCTTTTACACAATATGCATTAGTTCCTATAGCATCATCATTCCAAAATACCCAAAAACTACAAGTAAATGTTTTACCATCCGCATTACCTGTTAGATTACTAGTCCTACTCAAACTACTTACTTGTCTACTAAAATCACCATCATCATCCCTCAATTGTACAAACTTAGAACTACCTCCATATCCATTATTTCCCAAATTAAGACCATTTTGTCTTACTTGTGCTCCAGAATTTCTACTATTATTAATTCCAGGAGTTCCACCTATCCATGTATCAATAGCAAACACTTCATCCATATAGTTCAATTTAGGAACTATTGTACTTACATAAGATGCTGGTCCTCCTCCTAACCCCGAAACACCAAGAAATGGAGATTGCTTTCTATGTCTTATTTCAGTCATGTTATATTAAGAAGAAGTTTTAACTAAGTTACCAATAACAGTAAAGGTAGCATCTGCAGTTTTTATTATAGTATATGCATATAAATCTACACCACTACCTCCACCAGCAGATGGTGCATTTCCTCCAGTCCAATTTTCAGTGACTGCACCACCATCAATCGTTAGTTCTGCAGAGTATCCTGCTGCTGCTGCAGTTGTAATAATATTAACTGATATTGCCTCTCCTATATTCATCTTACTATTCAATGAAGTAGTAGCATTATACCTCAGATTGGGTGTGGATGTTGTCGTTTCTGCGCTTGTAAAATAATGAATCATCCCATCTTCTAGGTTTATATTCAGATTGTCACTCAGTTTACCAGCAGTTACTTTTACCGACTCCTTCAAATTACCATTAAAATCTGCTCCTTGAGTGAATGTACCAAACCCAGTGATCGTAAGTCCTGTATTAATTCCTACACCACCTTGCTGATCATTATAAAGAAGAGTTACATTAGACGGACCATATATCTCTATACCAGAGTTATTCTGAGTCGCAGATGTTGGTGTTGACGTAGACGCAATACCTACAGTTTTATCTTGTATGTTTAGTTCAGTACTGTTAATAATAGTTTGTGATCCACTAACTGTCAAGTCGCCTTGAATTGTAGCATTACCACCTATAGTAGTATTGCCAGTTATATTACCTGTCAAGTTTCCAGATACATTTCCAACAACACCACCACTTAATGTTGCAATTCCAGATAAAACTAATCCACCAGCACCATCTATACTTCTACCTGAAGGAACGATCAACCCATCAGTAAAAGTAGGAGCATCACCTGCTACCCTTCCTGCTAAACTAGATATCTTTAAGGTTGACATTAGAGATTACCTCCTATTCTTAAAACGTCTATAACAAGAGTCTTACCAACACCAACTGTAACTCCAACACCAGCAGCTATTCCCATATTAGGGATAACAGTAAAAACTATTGAAGTATTAATACCTGCATTTGATGCATCAAAGGTTATATTCTGATCTATTGTGGTTTCTGCCTCAACATATGCAAAAGGAGACTTAGTTCCGTTAGCATAACTAATAGCAGTTCCTATTCCATTTATTGTATCAACTCTTGCATCCTTTGTAAATACATTTGCTTCCTTACCATCCAAGTTAATGGTGGTTCCAGCACCAACAAAGTTAATAACGGTAATTCCAGTTCCAACACTTGTGTATTGATTATGGACTCCTATGCCTCGTGTATCAGGTGCTAACTTATTAAAGGTAACTGAGTTATCAGCAACGACGTTCTGAGACATTGCAAACCCTAAGAACACCCCATTGAATGTTAGTCCACTAGTTGGTGCAGTTGCAAATACAAGAGTAGATCCTGAAATACTATAGTCATCATTTGGATTCTGAACAACACCACCAATACTTATTCTCAGTTGTTGTGCATTTGCTGGATTAACTGCTACTCCACCATTAGTCATGGCAAAAGAAGTCAGGGATCCATTAAAACCACTTGAAATATCATCTAATTCCTGAATATTTGCTGGTGCAGCAGGAGTTTTACTAATCCACACTGTACCATTATATTCATATGTAAACCCACTAGTGGAATCTGAATAAATATCACCTGTTGACGGATTATCTGGAAAATTAAGTGCCATTATTCATTCTTTTTAAGTATTTAGGGTACTTGCTTTTCTTATTTATTTGTATTATAATCTAAGTAAAAATAAATGATCATACTTACAGGACATGAAGGGTTTATTGGTAAGAATTTCTTACGAGCTCTTAAAATATTAGGTAAAGAAGTCTACACAGTTGAGAAGAATGGTAGTTGGCACTTCAGACAAAGTTTTAATGAGTGGCAAAAAGTAGAACTAATATTACATCAAGGAGCAATATCACATACCACATGCACGAATACTAAAGCATTGAATCATTTCAATGTAGAGTTTAGTCAGTGGATACTAGAACAAGCAATCAAATATAAGATACCAATCAAGTATGCATCATCTGCATCAGTCTATGGTCATACTCTTACAGAAATGAACCCCCTAAACTACTATGCGATATCTAAACTCACAGTAGATTATTGGGTTCAGGATCATATGGATGAGTTTGAACTCGTACAAGGGTTCAGGTACTTCAATGTTTATGGTGAAGGTGAAGAGGACAAAGGAGATCAAGCAAGTCCTGTTCATAAGTTTACGAAACAGATCAAAGAAGATGGTAAGATTAAACTATTTGAGGGATCAAAAGATTTCCTCCGTGATTTTATATGGATTGAAGATGTAATGAATATAGTGTTAACGAATAAGAAACCATCAGGTATCTATGATCTAGGAACTAGCAATCCTACAAGCTTCCAAGAAGTTGCAGATCTAATTGCATTTAAATATCAAGGACAAATAGAATACATTCCCTTTCCAGAACATCTAGAAGGGAAGTATCAGAAGTATACTAAAGCTAATAACGAATGGGGTGATTATAAATTTACGACTGTTCGAGAGTATCTCCAGCTATAACTCGGTTGGAGTCTTCATCAAAGTGTTGTGTAGAGAACTCAAACAACTCAGAGTCTGCCTGTGCAACCATTTGATGACGTAATCCCCTATAGATATGGAACTTATCACCAGGCTCCAGCAGAAGGGTCTTAGCATCCTCTAGAGAGTCTGTATCACCATAGAATAAAAGAATACTACCTGACTGCAG